ATTTACAGGATTAGCAGATGCGGCTAATATTGTTTCAGGAACTACTACTACAAACTCCGTATACGGAACTGATTTTAGTTGTAGAATGAACTTATTAGCAGAAACGGTAACAGTAGTTCAATTCTTATCGCAAGGAATTGGATATCAACAAGGCGACCAGATCGTAATTCCAGGAACTAGACTTCCGGGTGGTTCTAGTCCAGCCAACGATATCACTTTAACAGTAGGCGCACAGGCCAATGATGGCTACGCAGTAGCAACTGGTGGTGGTGCTGAAATTAGTGAATCACTAATGGAAGATTTAGGTGACGTATATAGCCTTATCCTCGGTTAATTAAGACAATTTGCTAAATACTACTGTTAATGCCGACCAAGCATTAATCTTTTACTGTGGTTAGCCCGCAATGTAAGGTGGCTAGAGGGACAGGATCCCCGTGAAAAGGAGAGCGTAATGGCAATTGGTCGTATTTCGGGTCCGCTCTTAAAGGCAAATCTCGTTAGAAACGGGGTTGATTTAGCTTTTGAGAACGACTTACTTTACATAGACGTAAACAATGCTCGTTTAGGAGTAAACAACTCTTCTCCCACCACGGATATCGATGTTGTAGGTACAACAAGATCAACAACACTCACAGTAGACAATCAACTAGATGTAGGAAATTTAAGCATTACTGGTAACACTATTTCCAGTACGCTTGATACCATTTCATTTGCACCTTCAGGTTCAGATCCAGTAATTTATAATTCTAAGTTACAAGTAGATGATTTGCAACTTACAGGTAACACAATTTCAACAACAGTTTCTAACACTAATTTAGAACTTCGTCCTAACGGCGCAGGTACATTAGAAGTTATAGGTAACACAAATATTACTGGTGACTTGTATGTTACTGGTAACATTAATACAGGCGGTGATATCACTATTGGTGGTAACATTGTTATTGGTGACGCAGATACAGACACTATCGAATTTAATGCTGCGATTGCAAGTGATCTTATTCCAGAAACTGACAACACATATACGTTAGGTAACGCTACAACAAGATGGAAAGAAATCCATGTTGCTGATTTATATACAACAACATTGAATCTTCCAACACTTGACATTGGCGACTTAACATTTAGAGATAGCACAATTACAGCAGCGTCTGGTACTGACTTTACTATTGAAGGTAATGGAACTGGTGGTGCTAGATTAGGTAACTTTAGATTTTCAGGAAATACAATTACTAACGTACAACCAGGTGGCATTACACAGATTGTACAAAGCGGAACAGGTTATTTTAAAATTGATACTAACAACGGTTTTGTTCCACCAAGAGGTAATGACGCACAACGTCCAACTTCATATGCAGTTGCAGGCATGACAAGATATAACACAGATGCAAAAGCAATTGAAATTTGGACAGGTACTGCATGGGCAAGTCCAGCAGGTGCATCAGGAGCGGTATCAGAAATTCAAGCAAACACAATTGCATCATCGTATGCATTAATGTTAGGATAGAGGAAGATAGTATGCCAACAGTATTTAAACAGAGCGTAGTAACAGACATTGGAACAACACCTACTGACGTATTACAGATTCAAGAAGGTGTTAAAGCAACCGTAGTAGGTTGTAACCTTGCAAACAATTCGGATTACGATACAGTTGTTGTTGACGTACAAGTAGTTGACGAAAATTCAACAGTTGGTAACTATGCTAGATCAGTACCGATACCTCCGGGTTCGAGTGCTAAAGTAATTACGCAAGGTGAAAGATTAATTTTGCCAGCAACGGCTGGTTTAAGAATAACAAGTGATACGGAATCAAGTGTTGATGCAACAGTTAGTTTCGTAGAGATATCATAGGGAGGAATAGAGTATGCCAAATCCATATTATTTCGGACAAAGCCCAGATGAATCACTAGGTGATAGCCCTAGATATTTTTATGCAATAAGAAGAAATGAGGATGGTGAATTATATCTTCTAAGAAGTGATCAATTGAAAGATAAAGATTCAATTGATATTAACTTACCTGGTCCACCAGATGAGACTTTTGAGGACTTGGAGCCAGGTGTTGACTTTTTTGACGGTATTAATGTTAACCATATTAAAGACAAAGAGAATATGTATTGGACTCAATATAAATGGGACCAAAGAAGCATATTATATTACGTAGACGATGAAGGTATGTTAGTTCAGCGAATTAACCAGAACTATGCTTATCCGTCAGGAACATCAAGTTAGGGGTAGATAAATGGCAGAGTTTAAGATAAGTCGAATTAGATATACTTGGAAAGGACCATGGACAACTTCAACTGCATACATCATTGATGATGTTGTACAGTATGGAGGTAGTGTATATATTGCACTTAGAGGACACACATCTGCAGACTTTAAAGCAGATATAGATTACGTTCCACCAGGTGATACAATCGGACAACCAGCATGGTTGAAAATGTCTGATGGTAGAGAATTTAAAGGTGCATGGACACCATCAACGACTTATTATAACGGAGACATTGTAGATAACGGTGGTACTCTTTTCATCAACACAACAGGACACACATCAACAGCAGACTTTAATGCTGACATTGCTAATTGGGCAGTGTTTGTACCTGGTGCAGACTGGGGGAGCGACTGGACTGTAGCAACTACATATGGTGTAGGAGATGTTGTTAACTACGGCGGTATTGTTTATAAATGTGTTACTGCGCATACTTCAGCAGCAACAGCAGCATTAGGTTTAGAAGACGACCAATTTAAGTGGGCAACTTACTACTATGGTAAAACTTACAAAGGTGAATTTGCTAGTGATACTAGATATAAAGCACAAGACCTTGTTAAGTATGGTGGATCACTTTTAAGAGTTTTAACAGGACACACATCAACAACTAATTTAGCAGCATCAAACTTTATTTTAGAAGCACCAGGTGCTAAAATTAGAGGAACATGGACAGGTGCTGAATATTATGGCATTGGTGATGTTGTACAACACGGTGGTTATGTTTATCAATCACTTACAAATAACTATGCACGTACTCCTGGAGATTCAATCTATCAACCAACAGAAGTTGATTGGGCAGTAATTTCAAAAGGTGTAAATCTTGCAGGTACATGGGCTACTGGAACACAATATAAAACAGGTGATGTTGTTGAAAGAGGTGGATCAATTTATGTTGCTACACTAGATTCAACAGATGACGGAAGTTCATTAGACTATCTTGATGCAGGTAACTGGGATCTTATTATTCAAGGTCAAGCATGGAAAAATGCTTGGACTATTTCAACAGTTTACGCAGTAGGAGATGTAGTTACTTACAGAGGTAGCGCATATAAAGCAAACGTAGAACATACAGCAGGTTCTGAAAACTTCCCAGGAGATAACGGTAGTGGATTTGAATATTGGGATCTTTTATTAGCTGGTGCAGAAAATGTTGGACTTGTTAATCCAGGTGATTTATTAACATTTGGTTTAAGCAGAACTATTGCTGGTGACGGATCTACATTAGGTGCTACAAATGTTCCAATTGATACAGCAGAAAAACTTTTACAAGTTGGACCAGATGATACAATTGAATACGACAACTGGGGAAGAAGTGCAAGATTTTTCCATGTTGATCCGATAATTGGTGTTGACGATAGATCAAATCCTAACGCAGGTATTGATCCTTTCAAACCAGTTAAAACAATTAGATTTGCAGCAGAACTTGCTGACGATGGCTGGACAGGAACAAACACAATTCAATTAACAACTGGAGTATACGAAGAAATACTTCCAATTAGTTTACCTGCTAGAACAGTTGTACTTGGTGACGAAATTAGATCTTCTAAAATTAAACCAAGACAAGCAATTGCTTCTATGGCAAGTGATGCTGTATATAGAAATGCTGTAGCAGTTCATTTACAAGGTGTTATTAGAAATATTTTAACAGGTACAAACTTTACAAAGCAATCAGGAAATGATGCTGAAGTTACAGTAATTACAGATGCTATTCCAACAGGAACATTTAATCCAGGACCACCAACAGGAGACGGATTAGAAATTATTGACTATGTTCAAGTTACATCTGACTCAGTTGCAGCGAACTTAGTTGACAACGGATTATCTGCTTACATACAGTACATTAACTTCCACGTACAAAGCACAGGAACTGATCCTGTTGTTACTGGTACTAATGAAATTACAGATCAAACAAACAGATTAAATGCTGCAAGAATGATCGAAACAAACAAAGACTTCTTAATGAAAGAAGCAACAGCATATCTTGACAACACATTTAGTGATTACGTATATGACAGTGCAATTTATAACGATGACATGCACAGAATTTGTAATGCACTTGCATATGATTTAAGATATGAAGGAAACTATAGAATTTTAAGAGAAGGTAAGTTTTACAAAAGCATGGTACAAGGTAGTCAACTATCAGACATGTTCTATGTAAGAGATGCTTGTGGTGTTAGACAGTGTACACTAGATGGTTTAACAGGTACACTTAATCCGCCAAACGTTTTTGAACAATATCAAAGACCAACTGGACCTAATTATATTTCACTTGATCCAGGTTGGGGTACAGCAGATAGCAAAGTTTGGATTACAACACGTTCTCCATATATTCAAGGTGTATCTACATTTGGTAACAATTGTACAGGACAAAAAATTGATGGCGCATTACACGCAGGTGGTAACAAATCAATTGTGTCCAACGACTTTACACAGGTAATTAGTGATGGTATAGGCGCTCACGTTCTTAACAATGGTAGAGCAGAACTTGTATCAGTGTTTACGTACTATGCACAGGTAGGATATCTAGCAGAAAACGGTGGAGTAATACGTGCTACAAACGGTAACTGTTCATATGGTTACATTGGTGCATTAGCAGATGGTACTGATCCTTCAGAAACACCAATTACTGCTACACTTAATAACAGATTAGAAGAAGCACAGATTGTATCAGCATTTGCTGGAGAAGTAAATGACGAAATTCTTGCACTAGAGTTTAGAACTTGCGGTCAAAACTATACAAATGCAGAATATACATTTGTTGGTTCAGGTACAAACGCAGCAGTTATACAAGAAGATTATAGAGATGACTCTATGTTTGAAGCAAGAATTGTTACAGGTGAAGCATCTTCCGCAGCAGGTGGAGGTGGATTTACGCTTATTGGTAACAATGCTCAGACTGGTGACGATTTAACAGTTACAATTGCTACTAACGATGATAACGAAGAAGCAAACTTATTAGGTTTAAGAATTATTTTAACATCAGGTCCAGGTACAGGACAGTACGGTTATGTACATGCATACAACAGTACTTCAAAAGTTGTAACAGTTTACAAAGAATCTGATAGCACACCAGGTTGGGATCATGTAGTTCCAGGTACACCAATCTTAACACAGTTGTTAACAGGTACAACTTATAGATTTGAGCCTAGAGTTATATTTGATCAACCACCATTTAGTCATGCAGTATCTACTCTTGACGCAGGTACAACATGGGGTGGAGTTACTTACGGTGAAACATCAGGAGTGTTTACATCTATTTCAGCAACAGGTACAGGAACAGGTACTACAATTGGTGTTCCAGCAGCAAATCCAACATTTGATATTACTAAACTTGGTAAAGACTATACAATTACACTAAGGAATGGTGGTGCTGGTTATGCAGTAGGTGATACTCTTACAATTTTAGGTACTAGTTTAGGTGCTGGCGACGATAACAACATTACTATTACAGTACACAGTGTAACTGACGATAGTACAAACAGTATTGTTACATTTGAACACTCAGGATTTGCAGAAAGCGGTAGATTTGTTGCTGTTGCAAGTACAGGTACTACTGTTAACTATTCATTAAATGGTACATCGTGGTCAACTACAAACTTACCATCCTCAGGTGTATGGAATTCAATAGCAGCAGGTAACGGAAGATTTGTTGCAATTAAAGATTCATCAGATGTAGGTGCTTACAGTTTAAATGGTAACACATGGACACCATTTACATTACCAGCATCAACTAACTGGGCAGATGTTGCATTTGGTAATCCAGTATATGACGAAGTACAAGCAAACTTATTTGTTGCAGTTTCAACATCAGGAAACAATGCTGCATTATCCACTAACGGTGGAGCAACTTGGTCAGCAATTAACTTTCCAGCAGCAGGTGACTCAACAATAAACCAGTGGACAAGTGTTACTTACGGTAAAGGACAGTTTGTTGCAATTGCACAAAGTAATAACCTAGCAGCAGTAGGTACATGGAACGGTTCAACTATTAGTTGGACTACTTACATTATGGATGTTATTGCAGACAGTTCGCAAAGAGACTGGAAACGTGTTGCTTATGGTAACAACAGATATGTTGCAATAGCAGACACAGGCGAAATTGGTTATTCATTCGATGGACAAACTTGGTATCCTGCAACAACACCATTGTTAGACGGCTCAACATTATTACAATGGAATGATTTAAAGTATGGTCAAGGTGTGTTTATGGCACTTTACGATACAGCAGGTAGAGCAATTGCAGGCGATGCAACAACAGGACCTGTACAATACATTTACACATCAGAAGATGGAATACATTGGCAAGAAAGAGACCTAGAAGGAACAGGTAACTGGAACAGATGTGCGTTTGGTAATCCAGATGCAGATCCTACAGACGGTGTTGATAACAGAAAAGGTAGATGGGTAATACTTGATAGAGATGTTAAATTTGCTCACAAGGTTGTTTACACAGGTAAACAAATTAAAGGTAGAGCAGATGTAGCTGCTGGTTCAATCGGAGTTGTAAAACTTTGGGATCCAGGTTCAGGTTATGATCCTGTTAATACTCCTGTTGGTTACACAGTTATTGATCCTAACAACACAGGTGAACTTGAACTTGATATGACAAGATTTGCAGACGGCGTATTAGCACAACCAAGTTGGACTAATAGAGGTAATGCATATAAAACAAGTACAACTACTGTAACAGTTACAGGTGATGGTTTTGCAGATATTATTCCAGTAGGTAAGTTTGTAACAGTTTCCGGAATGCCAGTTGTTATTGGCCCAGGTGCACAGTTAAGACTTAATGGTAACCCAGAACTTTACACTGTTGTTGTTATTGAACAAGAAAGTGTTGATACTGGTGGAACATTTACACTAAGATTTAGAGTAAGTCCTGAACTTAAAATTGAGGACGATCCTACAACAAATCACGGTAATGGTGTAACAATTAATACAAGATATTCACAATGTAGAATTTCAAACCACGACTTCCTGGATATTGGTACAGGTAACTTTACACAAACCAATTATCCAGCATTGTACGCACAGAATTATATTTCTTATCCAGAAAATGAAGTGCAAGAAATAAACGGTGGTAGGGTGTTCTACTCAAGTACAGACCAATCAGGTAACTTTAGGGTTGGTGAATTGTTTGCTGTTGAACAGGCTACTGGTATTGTTACTATTAGTGCTGACTTCTTCGACTTAGCAGGTCTTACAGAACTTGCACTAGGTGGTATTAGAGTTGGTGGTACTGGTACAATTATTAGAGAGTTCTCAACAGATCCTCTGTTTATTGCGGATTCAAATAATATTATCCCTACACAGAGAGCAATCAAAGCGTACTTAACAAACAGACTTAACGTTGGTGGAGCGGACTTGCTAACAGCGAGCTTTATTGCAGGTACAGTTAAGATTGGTCCTGACGAAATTGGTAATACAGCAGGACAAGCAGTGAACGTCCCAGTGATGTTCGAATTACAAGGCCCGAAAGCGGGAATTGGTGGAAGTTATCTAGCCCAGGCTTTATTTTATCGAAGCTTTGAGCATAGAGGTATTAGGACTGACTAACATGGCACTAATATTAGAAGATAACAAATTAATGGTAAATACAATGGAACACTACGGAGTAGATAAACATGGCAGAGTTTAAATTAGGTAGAATTAGATTTGTTTGGAAGGGCGATTGGTCCGCTCCAACAGTCTACTACAAAGATGATGTAGTAAGATATGGCGGTAAAACGTATATCTGTACTACTGGACATACAAGCGATTCAGATTTTTATGTAGACTTGAACGTAAGTCCTTCAAGATGGAACCAAATGACAGATGGTCAGGACTGGAAGGGCGACTGGGCTACATCAACATATTACAAAACAAACGACTTAGTTAAGTACGGTGGACAGATTTATATTTGTTCTACTCCGCATACATCTGCCGCTACTGCTTCATTAGGTTTAGAAAACGACTTAGGAAAGTGGACTGCTTTTGCAGAAGGATTTGACTGGAAAAGCGATTGGAACGTTTCTATAAGATATAAAATTAACGATTTAGTTAGATACGGTGCAACAACTTATGTTTGTAACGAAGGTCATACATCTGCTGCTACTGCCAGCGACGGATTAGAAAATGATCAATCTAAATGGGATATCTTTAATCAAGGACTAGAATACAAAGGTGCTTGGACAGGTAACACAAGATACAAATATAACGATATTGTTAAGCAAGGTGCTGGTACATATATTTGTACTACACAGCATACTTCAAATGCATCAGACTTTACAGCAGACTCATCAAACTGGTCACAGTTTATTGAAGGCTTTGAATATGAAAATGCTTGGAGTAATTCAACAGTATACCAACCAGGTGATGTTGTATCATACGGTGGTAACCAATACGTAGCAAAAGTATATCACACAGGTTCAACTAATCCTTCAACTGATACTACAAACTTTGCATTATTTGGTAAAGGTTTTGACTTCCAAAATAATTGGAGCAACGCAACAGATTATAAAGTTGGACAAGTTGTAGCAGTTAATGGTCAGTCATATGTTGCTACAGTTGATTCACCAAGCAACGACTTTACAATATCAGAATCAAGTAACACAACAAACAAATTTACAACAGCATCCACAACTGGAATGGCAGTTGGTATGTCAGTATACTTTAGCGGTGCTGTTTATGGTAACGTTAACGAAGGTGCAACATACTACATTAAAACAGTTGATGATGCAACAACATTTACAATTTCAATTGCACATGGTGGAACGGTATTTACACCAGCATTAGGTACAGGTTCAATGACTGCAAGAGTTGCAGCTCATCCAATTGAACCTAACTACTGGAGCAAACTGTCAAGTGGTTTTTACTGGGCAGGTACATGGCAAGATGATTACGAATATGAAGTAGGCGATTGTGTTAAGTTCGGCGACAACGCATACGTTTGTATTAGCAAACATAGATCAGAAGGCGATGACGGATCAACAATTGGTGCAGCTGGTGGTGGAGCAGACAACAGTCGTCCAGACCAAGACACAACAGGTACTTACTGGAACCAAATGATTACAGGTAGTGAAACTTCACTACTAACAACAAAAGGTGATTTGGTTTACTACGGTGGTGCTGGTGTTGCTAGACTTCCAATTGGTGTAGAAGGACAAGTTTTACAAGCTGGAGCAAATTATCCAGAATGGCGTTCAATGGGCGCAAACGATTATGTTTACTATGTGGCAACACACGGTAAAGATGCTCCGTATCCAGTACATGGTGCAACTATTGATAAACCATTTAAAACAATTAGATATGCTTGTGAAGCAGTATTACACGGACCAAGACATCCAGAAGCAAGACACTTGCTTGAAATGAACAGAGCGTTTGTACAACGTGAAGTTACAGAATGGATTACATATCAAATTGCAAATGCTGCAAGTGGTAGCATTTGGGAAAACTTTGATTACGAAGATGATCGTTGTGAAAGAGACGTTGGACTAGTATTAGATGCTATGATCTATGACATGTGTCATGGTGGTAACAAGAGATCAAGAGGTGCTGCAAATGCATTTGTTGGAGCTCTTTACGAAGCACCTTACAACACAGGTCCATACTCAAACTTAGCAACAGAAGCAGCAAACTCAGCAGAAGCATATGCATATATGTCAACATTGGTTGATCATGTATTAGCACAAACTGATCCAGCAGTAAATTATCAAACTACAAACGGTGATAATTCAACTGCTATTGTTTCACAATTTAAAACATCAACATTGATTGCAGAAGCAAGTTCAAACACTGTACTTGCAGCAAACTTAAAAATCATTACTGATGCAATTGCAGCAGGTAATGCAGATAACATTCCTGCAAGATATGTTCCACAGAACACTATTAAAATTAAAACAGGACAGTATAGAGAAATTGGACCAATTATTGTTCCAGAAAATACTGTTGTGCTTGGTGATGAAGTTAGATCTACAAACGTTGGACCTTCAGGACCAATTACAGATAAAACTGATGCACGTTATACAATGAATGCTTTAGGACACTTAGAGCCAATCATTGGTGATATTATTAAAGGTGCAAGTGTTACTAAAACAACAGGCAATGCTTACTCACAAGATATTGCTGTTCCTTTTGCTGACACAGTAGAAGAAACACACGTTGAGCGTTTAGTTAGAACAATGCAACAAAACATCGACTTTAGAGTTGGTGAATTTGAATTAAGAAACAGTGCTGATCCTACAGGATATAACAGCTCATTCTTAAGCGGATACGGTGATGCAAGAGCTAGACTTAGAGAAAACAAACATTTCTTTAAAGAAGAATTAATTGCATTTATTGCTGCTAACTACCCGAATGTAAAATACAGCAAAATGAAATGTCGTCAAGATGTAGGTTACATTGTTGACTCTATTTGTTATGACTTAACATACGGTGGTAAGAGCCAATCAAGAATTGCTGCTATGGCATACTATGATGGTGCAGCAGGTGCATTACAAATTGACAGCACAGAAACAGCAGCAACTATTGCAGCGTACAATAAATTAAAAGCAATAATGCAAGATGCTGCAACTAATACTACTATTACAGCATTACAAAGTGTTGTTCCACAAATAAGAGGAACAGCAGGTAGCGCAGGTGCTTCAACATTTATTGGTACTTCGATTGATATTATTACAGCAGTAATTGCTGATGTTAACGATCAACCAAACGTTACAATTACAGCAGCATCAAGTAATACACTTACTGCTACAAATCACGGATTAGAAGTTGGTGACGCAATTGTAATGAGAGCTACGCACGGTACAGGTAGCGGAGCATTACACAAAACACGTAAGTATTGGGTTAAAACTGCTCCAAATGCAAACACATTTACATTGTCTGCAACATTTGGTGGTAGTACACAAACAGTTACAGACGGATCAAGTTTAACAGTTGTAGCAAACGCTATAAACTATCCTACACTAACGAACGGTGTAACTAGTACAACTGCATTGATCACCGCTGTAGAGACCTTAGACGCAGCGCAAGAGACCGTTGTAACGGGAGTTATCAACCACTTAAATCCAACTAATTACCATACTGACTTTACAGTACAGGCTGTTCCTAGCACAACTAGAATTGAAAGTTATGTTGGAACAAGTGCATATGCACACACATATGTAAGTGGTGGTATTGTTACTAAAGGTGACGGAACAGTATTAAACATTACAGCAGTTACATATAATAACAGCACAGGTGTAATGGATATTACTGTTGATGCAATACACGGATTAGCAATTGAAGATACTTACACACTAGCAAATATTGTGTTTAGTTGTAACTCTCCAAGCGGAGCAGATGTTGTATATCCAGGTGCTACTAAAACAGATGGCACTACACCAAAAGTATTATACAACCAAAGCAAATGTTTACGTGATACAAGATTAATTATGGAAGCAGTTATGTTTGACGTTGCTACAAATAGTAACGAGCAAACAATGAGAGCTGCACTTTCATACTTGAGATCAACAGCAAAAGATGTTTATGACTTAGATCAGAAAGCAACTACAAGAAGTGCTTTTGAATATGTAAGAACACAAGCTATTGCAAATGTAGGCGGAGACGCTACAGCAATTGCACGTATCAACACACTAATGAAACACTTAGACGATGTTGTGTACAGTGGTTCAAATGAAGGATCACCTTGTATTACTGAAGTAAGAAATGCACATCATGCTATGTTACAGATTGAAAGAAACAGAAACTTTATTGTTGCTGAATCTACTGCATGGGTACAAGACACATACAAAGATACTGCAACTGCAACAGCAGCATCAGATGACGCTGTAACAATTAGTGATACTAGTTGGTTAAGAATTGGTACTGCAATTAAAGTTAGCGGAACAATATTAAGTGCTCCAGCAACAGTAGGCGGAAATGGTTTTGAAACAGGTGTAACTTACTATGTAAACAAAATTATTTCAGGCACTAAATTTACAGTTGCAAAAACTAGAAACGATTCGACACCAATGTCAATTGATGATGACACAGGATCAATGACTGTTATGCTTGATTACAGCAGTGAGAAATGTGAAAGAGATATGAATAGAATACTTGACGCACTCAAGTATGATATACAATATCACGGTAACTACAAATCATTAATGGCTGCAAGATACTACGGTAACGCAGTACATGGTGTAAGAGATGGCGAAGACTTCTACTACGTAAGAAATGGTACAGGTGTTAGAAACCAAACTCTTGCAAACATGGCAGGTGACTTACTTGCTCCAAATGCATTAGGAACTTCAAGAGTTTCAGGTGGTGCTTATGTATCACTTGATCCAGGATATGGACCAGATGATTTCTCAACATGGATTATTGAACGTTCACCATACGTACAAAACGTAACAACACTTGGTGCTGGTGCAATTGGTCAAAAGATTGATGGCGCACTACACAACGGCGGTAACGATTCGATTGTTAGTAACGACTTTACACAGGTTATATCAGACGGTATTGGTGCTTGGGTAACAAACAATGGTAGAGCAGAGCTTGTATCAGTGTTTACATATTACTCACACGTAGGTTACTTGTCAGAAAACGGTGGTAGAATTAGAGGTACAAACGGTAACAACTCTTACGGTGACTTTGGTTCAGTAGCAGAAGGATTTGATTCAACTGAAACTCCAAACACTGCAATTGTTGATAACAAATTCCAATTTGAAGCAACAGTTGGAAGTGTACAAACTGATAACGCACAAGAAGTTTACGCATTTGAATTTAATAATGCTGGTAACGAATACACTAACGCAAGTTGGTTAATTTCAGGTGCTGGTACAGGTGCAACAGCAGAGCCAGATGAATTTAGAGATGGCGGTGTACACCAAATTTTCCTACAAGATAACGTAGACGATAGTACTAATGCTCCAGAAGCAGATGGTAACTTCGGTGGATTTGGTTATATTACTAACTCAAACACTGCACAGGCTGGTTCTTCAACAAGCATTACACTTGCTGCAACAGACGCAGAGATTAGTTCAGCATACCTTGGTATGAGAGTTAATGTTACAGGTGGTGCTGGTGTTGGACAGTACGGTATTATTGCTTCATATAACAGTGGTACTAAAATTGCAGGAGTTACTAAAGAGTCAACAGGCGCAGCTGGATTTGATCACATTGTAGCTGGTACAGCAATTGTTGCTCCGGATGCTTCGTCAACATACACAGTTGAACCAAGAGCGGTATTTAGTGCTCCAACTGATAGTTCAGAAGGTGTAACACTTCCTACAAGTGGTGCATGGCAAGATGTATTGCATGGCGGACGCACAGGAGTTTACTTACCAAGTGCAACATATAATAACAGTGGTGGTTCAGGTGCTAGTTTCCAAGTTGTTAAAAACGGTGGAAAATACATTACAACAATTGTAAGTGGCGGAACAAAATATACACGTTACGATACATTTACTATTGCTGGTAACAATGTAGGCGGCGCAGCAACCACAAACGATATTACAGTAACAGTTGTGTCAGTAGATGCTAACGGTGTAATTTTAGAAATTGAAACAGCAGGACAAGCTCAAGAAGGTGTATGGGTAGCTGTTAAATCAAGTGCAGCAGCAGGTGCTTACAGTACCGATGGTAAAACTTGGACAGCAAACGTTATGCCAAATGCTAACTGGACATCAATAGCACACGGAATGATCGACGATGGATCAACTGTAGCATTGCAAAGTAGATTTGTTGCAGTAGCAACAGGTAGTGCAACAGCAGCATACTCCGATGACGGTGTTACATGGTCAACTGCTACTATGCCATCAAGTGGAACATGGACTGATGTTACATATGGCGAAGGCAAGTTTGTTGCAGTACAAGCAGGATCAGCTACAGTTGCTATTTCATTAGATGGTGTTGAGTGGGATATTACAGGAACACTTAACAACACTGGACATACAAGAATTGTATACGGTAAAGGATTGTTTGTAGCAATTAAACCAAGTTCAAATACAGTTGAATATTCAACTGACGCTGTAACTTGGACAGCATCAACACTTCCAGCAAGTAGTGCTTGGACAGATGTTTCATGGGGTAACGGACACTTTGTTGCAGTTGCAAGTGATACAAACACAGGTGCTATGTCGTTAGATGGCGCAACATGGGTAGCGATGCCAATGGGTGCTCCAGACTCAACAGCAGTTTCAGGATTGCAAAGAGTTGAATACGGACAAGGGCAGTTTGTTGCTACAGCATATATTGATGGACTAGACGGCTTTAACGATGTTGCTACATCGCAAGACGGATTTAACTGGACATGGAAATCACTAGAAGGTGTAACTGGAGATCAAGTAGGTGAAGGTTACCAAGCATGTGGATTTGGTGTATCAGATAGAAAAGGTTACTGGGTAACAATACCAGTTGTATCAGGAGCAATTGCTTCAAGATCAAGACTAGGTGTTACTGCTAGAGCAAGAACATTTGTTGCACAGAACAAGATCTTTTCAGTTAGAATATTAGAGCCTGGATCAGGATACGATAGTGTTCCAACACTAACAATTACTGACCCAAGTGAAATTTACGCTGTACCATTTGTAGTTAGAATTGGTAATGGTGTGTTAGCTAACCCAACATTTATTAGCAGAGGAACTGGATATGTTTCAGCTTCCGCTGACTTAGTAGGTGGTGATGGATTTGCTGACTTCTTCCAAAGCGGTACGTTCATTGCTGTTAGACAACTTACAGATATTCCGGTAACAGGATCAAATGTTGTGTTTGGACATTTACCAAATGAAACATTTAAACTTGTTAACATTGTAACACAACTTGGTACAAACCCAGGTGCGTACACATGTTTCTTACAAATATCACCGGACATGAAAGTTATTAATGTTCCTGCACACGGTACTAGTGTAACAACTAGAATTAAGTACTCGCAGGTACGTTTAACAGGACACGACTTCCTAGATATTGGTACAGGTAACTTTACTGAAACCAACTATCCAGGACTTCCAACACAAGATCCAATACAAGCTAACGAAACTAGGGAACGTGCTGGTGGTAGAGTATTCTACACAGCAACTGACCAAGATGGTAACTTTAGAGTTGGTGGATTGTTTAGTGTTGAACAGTCAACTGGTGTTGCAACATTGAATGCTGATGCATTTAACATTGCAGGACTACAAGAACTTACACTTGGTGAAGTTACGCTAGGTGGAGGATCTGCTTCAATTGAAGAATTTAGTACAGACCCATTCTTCACAGCAGATAGTGATAGTGTTGTACCAACACAAAGAGCTATTAAGGCTTACATCAGTTCACAAATTGGTGGCGGTGGTGCATCACTTAACGTAAATAGTGTTACAGCAGGTGCAATTTATATTGCTGGAACACAAATAACTACAACTACACAAGCGCCAATTCAAGTTAATGCTAACATGAATTTCAAAGGTGGAGTTAGAGGACTACCAATTGCTTGGTCGTACTTCTTAAACTAGAAATATATAAACGGAGAAAAAGAAAATGGCAACAGGAATTTTAGGGACAGCAGACCTTGCAGCGGCTACTGATACTACCCTATACACAGTACCTGCAGATCACTTTAGCGTAGTAACGGTAAATATCTGTAATAGGTCTTCAAGTGCTGCAACAGTAAGGATAGCAGTTAGTTCATCTGGAACACCAGCAGACGCAGATTATATTGAATATGATTCTCAAATTTCTGCAAACGGTGTACTAGAAAGAACAGGTATAGTGCTTGACGCATCTAAGGTCGTTGTTGTAAGATCAAACGCAATTAACGTATCAGCTGTGTGCTTAGGTATTGAAACTTCAACAGCATAAGGAGAGATAAACATGGGAAGAATAGTAGGACAAGGACTTAACGATCAGCCAGTTATTGCATCTGGCACTACTGCTCAACGCCCTCCTAGTGCTAACTCTGGTGCTTTATATTATAATACTTCTAAAAATATTTTAGAAATTTATAACCATAACGCGGTACAATGGCACGTAGTTGGAGAATTACCGAGAGTAGTAATTACATCTGCAACAGCAGCTATGTCAAATACATTCTATATTGTTAACAGTGCAGGCGGACCAGTTACGGTAACATTACCGGGTTCTCCAGTCGAAGGTGATACAGTTAAGTTTCAAGATTACTCAGGAACATTTGGTAGTAATAACTTAACAGTTGGAGCCAACGGTAAAAAAATTATGCGTACAAGCGACAATATGACTGTAAGTACTAATGGTGCATCATTTACACTAGAGTACACTGACGAAGCAAGTGGTTGGTTAGTAGCATCAATTTAACAGGAGCATAGAAGAAAATGGCATTTGATTATCAAAGTTTGAAAAAAGTTACAGGGGCTGCAATTGTGGACGGTAGTCTAGCTCAGGCAGACTTAGCGAATACAACTGTAACAGGAACAAACATTGCTACCGGAGCCGTTGGGTCTGACGAAATGGCAACAGGTGCTGTTGATCTTGGAAGTGCTAAAGCAACAGGTGCATTATCAGTTGCACAAGGTGGTCTAGGTATTAACAGTGGTAGCGGAGCATATAGAGCTGTAAGAAGCACAGGCTCAGCACTAACTACTGATCAACATGGTATTGCAAGTATGAATGTTTATACAGGTAATAGTACATGGAGTAGACCAAGTGGTGTACGATACATTAGAGTACAAGTACAAGGTGCTGGTGGTGGCGGAAGCGGCCACGGAGAAGGTGGTGCTGCTGGCGGATATGCAGAAAAATTTATTGATGTAACAGGAATTAGTTCAGTTTCAGTTAGCATTGGTGGTGGAGGTGGTGGTACATACTACTCCGGTGCTGGTGGTAATGGTAATGGTTCTAGTTTTGGTCCATATGTAAGTGCAAGTGGTGGACACGGAGCAAACAGACAAAACCAACACAGTGGTGGAGTTAGCGGAAATGGATCAGGTGGTAACTTGAATATCCATACAGGTGGCGGATTTAGTCACCACGCTTATAGTGCTCAGAGTACAGCAAACACATACTTTGGTGGAGGTGCTCCAGGTAATCACCCACAAGGTGGACACTTTGCACACAATCATCAAAATCATTGTACACAAGGTTCAGGCGGAGCAGGAGCTCACTTCCATGGACATAGGGGTTCAGATGGTAGACCTGGCATGATTATTGTGACTAACTACTATTAAGGAGTATGAGAGAGAATGGCATTTAATTATCAAACACTGAAAAATTTAACAAATACCTCCTTAGATGGTGCTACAGTTACTGGTGCAGATTTAGGCACAGATTCAGTTACAAATGCAAAATTAGCGAACGGTGCTATTACTAGTGATAAGATGGCAGCTGGTGCTGTTAACTTAGGCGGTAGTGTAGTTTCTGGTACAGCGGCATTTAATAAAGGTGGTACAGGACAAACTAGTGTTGGTGGAGCATACCAAGCACTAACAATGAATTCAAGTAATAACAACTTAACCTTTACACCAACAGGTATTAGAGGTATGAGTGTTTATACAAGTACAGGTACTTGGAACAAACCAAGTGGCGTACGATATATTTTAGTACAAGTACAAGCCGGAGGCGGCGGTGGTTCAGGACATGGTGAATCAGGAGCAGCAGGTGGATATTCAGAAAGAGTACTTGACGTAACAAGTATTAGCTCAGTGAGCTGTAATGTTGGCGGTGGAGGTGGTGGTACATACTACTCTGGTGCTGCCGGTAACGGAAGTGGATCAAGTTTTGGTCCATACTTATCAGCTGGTGGCGGACACGGTGCTAATAGACATAATCAACATAATGGCGGATTACCTGGTGTTGGATCAGGTGGTAACCTAAACATCTATTGTGGTGCAGGCGGAAGTCACGAACAACGTTCAGCAGGAATGGGTGGTGCTAGTTTCTTTGGTGGACCAGGTCCATCAGGACACCCACAAGGTGGACACTTTGCACATAACCACCAAGGACATAGTTCACCAGGAACAGGTGGAACATCAGGATACTTTAGTGGACACAGAGGTGCTGACGGTAGACCGGGAATCATAATTGTAACGGAGTTCTATTAAAATGGCATTTAACTATCAAACACTAAAGCAGTACACAGGTGATGCATTTATTGATGCAACTCTAACAGGATCAAAGATAGCAGCAGGCGCAGTTGCAGCAGACGACATTGCATCAGGTGCTGTTGATGCAAACAAATTAGCAGACGGTGCAGTTAACTTAGGTTCAAATGTAGTTACAGGTACAGTTCCAGTAAGTGGAGGTGGTACAGGACTTACAAGTGTTGGAGGAAATAATACTATTCTTTCTGCAAACTCTTCAGGTAACGCATTAGAATATAGAAACGAAGGTTTCTCAGGTATTCAAGTTTTTACAGGTAACGGTACTTGGAACAGACCAAGTGGCGTAAGATACATTAGAGTTAAACTAGTTGGCGGAGGCGGTGGCGCAAGTGGTCACGGAGAGTCAGGCGGCGCTGGTGGATACTCAGAAAGAATAATGGATGTAACAGGAATCAGCTCAGTTGGTATTACAATTGGCGGTGGTGGCGGAGGTACTTATTACTCTGGTGCTGGTGGTAATGGTAACACAACTAGTTTTGGGCCTTATATGTCAGCAGGCGGTGGACATGGGGCTAACAGACAAAACCAACACTCGGGTGGTGTAAGTGGAAACGGTAATGGCGGAAACTTAAATATTCACCAAGGTGGAGGTGGTTGTCATCACCACTCGTTTGGTCCAGGTGGATCAACATATTTCGGTGGTGCAGCACCGTCAGGGCATCCACAGGGTGGACACTTTGCACACAATCATCAAGGACACAGTGCGCCGGGTACAGGTGGTACAGGCGGGTATTTCCATGGACATAGAGGTTCAGACGGAAGACCAGGTATTGTAGTCGTTGAGGAATATAAGTAATAAATAAAAGACAATAGGAGTATATTAAACCATGAAAAAAGCACTTATAGGATATCAAGGTTGGGTTCAAGACATTAGAGAGCCCGGCGAAGAATTTGAAATCTACAATGGTCCTGACGCATCAATCCAGTGGGTAGATGCTCCAGATGAGATCACTTTAGATTGGACATTAGAATGGTCCCCACAACAACAGCAAATGATTTGGGTAGAAAGAGACGGCCCATACACACAAGATTCAGAAGCACGTAGAGTTGCTTATGGTGAAGTTGGTGAACAGTTAGATATGATTTTCCACGAAGTTCAAGAATCAGGAAGTATTTCTGCTTCAGGACCGTGGGCATCACACATTTCTACAGTAAAATCAATGATTCCAGCACCAGCAGCACCAGAACTAATCACTGAAGAAGAAGCAATGGTTAGAAGAAATACTACAGAACCAAGCGAAAATAAGCCATGTAATTCAAGCACTTCGGACTTACCAGCTTGGAAAAGATACAGCGGTTGGACTGATAAATCAAACGATCCAGTTCCAGGCATTAACCAGTAAAAACGTAAGTATACTCCAAATATTAAAAGGCTCTTCGGAGCCTTTTTTTATTTCTGCCCTCTCTACCATAGGATAAATAATAGTAGTATATTATAAAATACACCAAAGGAAAAGATATGAAAATTAAAACAGTAACAATTGTTGGAGGCGGCTCTTCCGGTTGGATGACAGCAGCAGCACTTTCTAAATGTTGCCCACACTTAGATATTACATTAATTGAATCTAAAACAATTGGCACAGTTGGCGTAGGTGAAAGTACATTAGGACATATTAATAGATATCTTCAAATGCTTGATCTTAAAGATGAAGATTGGATGCCAGCATGTAACGCAACATATAAAAACTCAATTCAATTTACAAACTTTAGAGAAAATAAAGGCGAAGTATTTCAATATCCGTTTAGTGATGGATTCGATTATACTGATAAGCCAGGTGGCATGGAAAACTGGAGACAGTTAGCAGCACTAAAACCTGAACAATATACTCCAGAAGAATTTGCAAGATTCTTTTGTACAGGTAATACATTACTTGCTGAACAAAACAAGCAAACTAAAAACGAAGATGGTGTTTTAAGAAACTTTAATTTTGATTGGGATACTGCATATCATTTAGATGCAGCAGCATTTGGTCAATACTTAAAAGATAAAATTGCTATTCCTAACGGTGTAAAACATATGTATGGCGAAGTACATTCCCATATGAAAGACAATACAAACAGTTACGTTACACAAGTATTATGTGCAGACGGAACTAAGTTAAACAGTGACTTGTATATTGATTGTACAGGTTTTGCATCTATTATGCTAGAAGGTTGGATGGGTTCACACTTTATGAACTTTGAAAAACACTTAGCAAATGATAGAGCATGGGCATGTAGATTACCTTATACTGATAGAGAAAAACAAATGCACAACGTAACTGATTGCCATGCACTTGGTAATGGTTGGGTATGGAACATTCCTTTATGGAATAGAATTGGTACAGGCTATGTTTACTCGTCAAGGTTTACAACACCAGAAAAAGCTCAAGTAGAGTTTAGAAAACATCTTGCAGAAGCACATACACCAGAAATTGCTGAAGCAGCAGAAATGTTTGAAGTTAAAATTAAACATGGTTATAGACATAGAGCATGGAAAGGTAATGTAGTAGGTGTAGGACTTAGTTACGGATTTGTTGAGCCATTAGAATCAACAGGACTATTAACTACACACGAAAATATTATTAAACTAGTTGATATATTAAACACAAGAGACGGCCATGTAACTAGAACTGAACGAGAAGGCTTTAACTTTTCTTGTGAATATGATGTTAAAAAGTTTAGAGACTTTGTATCACAACACTATGCATTCTCTATGAGAGAAGACACTCCATACTGGAGATGGTGTACTGAAATAAATGAATATGATCCGCTTATGCATTCAGATGAAATGCAAAAACATTCACAGTATGTTGCTATGATTGGTAACATTGTAGGCGGACATGCGTACGATGAAACATATACAGGAAATTGTTTTATTACAGCGGGAATGGGCATTAGAGCGACTGCTACACCTGAGTTAGTTTTACGAGGATCTAGTCGTAGATTCGAAGTAGATATACAAGAGGAAATAGGTGCAGTTGATCGCATGTATCAACAGTATAAAAATTTTGTATTAGATCATCTAGAGAATCTACCTAGTCATTATGAGTACTTAAAAGAAAACATATATGGCGGGAAAGATGATTACGAGCTTGATTAAAAAGTTTTTTAATAAGCAAAAGCCACACTTGCGGTTCTATAGTCTGTATCCTGGAGTTGCAGATGTTTATCCTATTTTTCAAGCATCTAAATTACCAAGAAACTTTACAAAAAATCAACCCCCTCCGCAAGTTGAAAGACTAGAAGCTAACGTTGCTAAGTGTCCTGGAATACGAAAAGTTGCTATGACAGGATGGATAGTACCAGCACCAGCAGACTTTATTATTAGAACAAATGGTGACGGTGTTAGTTTTGAATGGCGCGAACCGATTAAGTTTGACAAAGAAATGCCAGGTACTGAATCATATATTATGATGCATACTGAAAGTCAAACTGTACCTGTGCTTGATGATGTTGAAAACACATTAAGGACAACAGTAAAAGTAGAAACTCCTTGGAGAGTTGAAGCTTCAGACGATATTGTATTGTTACAATTACCACTTACATATGCTAATGAGCCTAGGTTTACATCAGCACATGGTATACTAGATCCAATGCAATCACACGTAATAAACTTACAACTGTTCTGGAATGTTTTAGAAGGAGAAACATTAATTAGAGCAGGAACACCATTAGCTCAGTACATTCCTATTAAAAGAAGTGAACTGAATTATAGTGCGTACGATTATTCAGTTGCATCACAACCAACTGAAGTTGACATACAGAGAGAAAAAGCATATAATTATGCTGCAAACTGCTCGTTGCTAGATAAAGACACTTTAGCATCAAGATTAAAAAGGGCAAAGGCAGTCTTAACTAAGTATAAACACAAAGGATGATTACAATGACAGAAAAAAATAGAAATGTTGTCACTAAGTTGGAAGCTGTAAAAGCTCAACTTCAAGCTGACATGACTAAAAGCAACGAAGAACTTGCCAAATTAGAAGAAGAATTTGCTGATTTAAAATTAAATCCGTATGGTATTACTTCTATTGACTTTGCAAAGAGACAAGAACTTTCAACTGATGTTCTAAAGATGGAAGGCACACTTATGGGTTTAGATTTAGCGATTGAAACCTATGAGGAAGAACATGGTAAGTCCGACTAATGAGGGAGGCATACACCTCTTTCCGCCTACAATTTGGAAATACAGTTATAACTTTCCATATGACGAAATAGAACAATCAATAGAAGAAGTTTTTGATTCAGTTGAGAGAAATTCTAGTTTAGAAAAAGGCGCCGCCCTATCTACTGTAACTTTGCCTGAAAGACAGCAGCCCCACACTTGGGAAGAACTTGCTGAATTTCACCATTGGCTAGGCACTAAGTTAACAGGAATAAAAGAAGAATTAAATTTTTACGAAAGACAGTCATCGGTTATCGGTTCTTGGTTTAATAGACATTACAAGACAGGATATACTGAAGAGCATTGTCACAACTATAGTACGTTTGTAGCAAGTTGCTATATCAAATGCCCACCCGATAGCGGCAATATTGTTTTTAGAAATCCTTTAGAATATCACTTCACAAACTTTCCTATAGTAAACGAAACACAAACATTGCAAGAAGTGCAATGTAAAACAGGAGATGTTATTATTTTTCCTAGTTGGTTAAAACACTTTGTTACAGAAAACAAAACAGACCAAGAAAGAATTGTAATGACTATTAATATTAAATAATGGACTTTAAAATTTGTTATCCAGATGCAAACACTATCGATAGTGTTATAAAGGTAAAGTCCTTAGAGGACTTTAAAGCCGAGTACTTTGACTTAGGTGAAGGTATTGGATATTGGATTGCTGATAATCCTTTTTATGATGACGGCTTTAATTTTTTTAAAGGCTTAGTAAAGTCTTTTCCTATTGTAAAAGATAACAATGCAGAAGGTAATTTAGATCCTAATCCATTTGATACAATACATTTACCAGACTGGACATATAAAAATATATGTTTCTTATTGCGTGATTTTTATTTAAAAAATGTAGAAAGCAATATGTTTGATCCGCAAATACATGAATGGGGTAATGTATATTATAAAGAAAGAGCTAAACCTATTAGTTGCTGGCGAATTCCGCATGTTGATTATCCTAAAGGTTTAGTAGGTAATTTATGGTTTACAGGACACGACTTAGTAGATTCTTGTACAAAACTTTACAAGTACGAAGGAACTGTAAAAGATAGTCTATACGATTTTCAAACAGATAAAGATCATCCTATGTATGAGCGTTGGTCACAAATTGCAGATAAACCACAAAGAGCAGATGCTTGGTTCAATATGTCAGACGAAGAATTAGCACAATGGGGATTTAAGTATATGGGATCAGCGCCATCAGTAGAAGGCAAAATGACAATGTATAGAGCAGATATTAGTCATGCAGCAGTTATTTCATCTAAGGTAGATTTTAGATGGAGTCATACATTTGCATTTTCAGATGATTTTCCTCCTGAAGTTAGAATGGGCGACTTGGAGTTAAGGTTATGATGAATATGGATATGTTCTTTCCTACTCCAGTTTGGTGGGAGCAAACAGAACTAGACAATACAGACATGCTAAAACTTTGTTATCAACTGCACAAAGAAGATGACAATGGAAGAGTACTAAGTAATCAAGGAGGCTGGCAATCAAAAGATTTTAGGCCTGATGCATACGATTCAATGAAACCATTACACGATGCAATTATGCAACAAGTAAATCAGTGTATTAGAGATTACGGTTATTACGAAGAATATTGTTATCCTATAATGGAAAACTTTTGGTTTAATATTAACAGGCAAGGTAATACTAATTCAGTACATATACACGATAATAGTTTTATATCTGGTGTGTACTATGTAAGTGCAAAGCCAGGACAGGGTAATTTAAATGTTTACAAAAATCATATGCAAGATTTTATTATTGCATCAGCAGCACCAATGAAAAACTATACACCTATTAGTGCAGCAGCAATTGCTTATGAACCAGTATCAAGTAAATTAATATTGTTTCCGGGTTGGTTACCGCATGGTGTTGAAAGAAATACAACAGAAGAAGATAGAGTAAGTGTATCTTTTAATGTTAAATTAATAAGGACAGATGATGAACGACTTCAGCAGAAGAATACTTAGCGAAACAAACTTAGCGTTTGAAGATAAGCCACACTTCTTTAAGAAGTTGCTTGACAATCCTAGCGAATTGGTTACTTGGCAAGATATTGAACAGCACACAAATAAAACAGAACGTTATAACTTTGAACTTATAAGTCCAGATAGCAGTAAAATTGAAATACCTGTTAGTAGAAAAAATTGGATTTATGATAGAGGTGTGCAAGATAAAGGTTTTATATTTGATAAAGTAAATGCTGGTTACGGATTAATCTGTTTAGATTACGGATTTCATAATCAAAAAACAATGGATTTTTTAAACGTATTTGAAAATATGTTTAGTATACATGCTGCAATACATGTGTATTGTGGGCTAAAAGATTCTAAGTCTTTTACAATACATGATGATTATCCTTGTAATTTTATTATTCAAGCAGAAGGAAAAACTAGATGGAAAGTGTATAAAAATAAAATTTCTTACATGCATAGAACAGGATTAATGAATGGTAAGTTACAAGATAAAGACATGGAAGTAGATATTGACGTAGAATTAGAACCGGGAGATGCATTATATATCCCCTCAAGACAGTATCATTGTGCATATCCTAAAGGCAAACGAATATCTCTAAGTATTCCATGCTGGCAGAAACTGCCAACAGAGCCAATGGAAAATGCAGTAGATAGAAATTATTATAGGATCAACAATGTTTAAACCGATTGAAATAGAAAATGTAATTGAAAAAGATTACCAAAAACAAATATTTGATGTAGTGACTGATATCACTTTTGATTGGCATTTTATGGAAGATACAACATTTGAAAAGAAGGATACTCTTAATACATCTACACCTAGTTTTGCAAATCTAGTATATCATCCTAACAATAAAGAAAATCCAGGATTAGAATTTTTTACTCCGTTGTTACAGAATACTTGTGCAAAAGCAGGTTTAGAACTAGACCAACTGTTACGTATGCGCTTAGGCTTTTTACTTAATACAAAGTATATGATGCCGCATGTAAGATATCAACATAACACACCGCATGTAGATTTTGAAGTAGATCATTATACTGCATGTTACTATGTTAATGAGTGTGATGGTGAAACTGTTGTATTTCACGAAACAGAAGAGGCAGAAAAATACAAGCCTATGCATAAAAGTATGCCACAGCAAGGTAAAGTATTAGTATTCAACGGAAGACACTATCATGCAAGTACATGTCCTAAGATGTTTACAAAAAGGATTGTAATGACTATGAACTTTACAGCGAGACAAATAGATGGATAAAGAGCAGTATATAAATGAATTACTAGAGCGTGACAAACAATCTAGTTCTCGTATTGTTTCTCAAAATCTAAAGGATAGATTTACATATCCTTACCTACCTACTATGGTAGTTGATAATTTTTATGAAGAGCCTGATCAAGTAAGAGAATATGCACTTAGTTTAGAATACTTTAAAGGTGATAGAGGAAGTTGGCCAGGTGTAAGAACTAAACTGTTTCATGAATTTGATCAAAAAAGTTTAGACTTTTTTAGTAAAAAATTACTAGTATATCTTAAAGATTATGGTTATACAGGGTTTGACGAAATACAAACAGCGTTTCATAGTACACCAGAATCATACACACGTGGCTGGGTACATGACGATGATCCTAAATTAAATGTAGCAGGAGTTGTATACTTAAACAAAGAAGCACCTCAAGGAACAGGAACAGTAATATACGAAGATATGGATTTTGATGGTGGCAAATATGCAGAAGTGTTTATGCAAGATGTATTAGATGTTCCAGCAAAAGAAAAAGAAGAATTTAATCAAATACGCGAAGCACAAGTTGCAGAATTTAAAAAAACAGTAACAATGGAAAGTGTATATAACAGAGCTATTATTTTTGATACTAGGCTTTGGCATAGTCCTGAACACTTTTATGGTAATACTATTAAAGACTCAAGGCTTACACAAGTATTTTTTGCGAGGGCAATATGATTAGAAATATTACACAACCTGTAAAAGTTATTGACAACTTCTTTGAGCAGCCTTGGCTAGTAGAGCATCATGCAAATAAACAAGAGTTTGTTGACCAAGATAATTCTGTTTTTCCAGGATCACGTTCAGCAACACTAGATGAACTTGATATAGATATGTTTGAAAGATTACTAGGTAAACTTATTAAACATGTGCTTGGTAAAGAAATGTTTACATTCTTACATTGCGAATATCAAAAAATGAATGAAAGATGTATTGATCAAATTAAACAAATCAGCACACAAGCAAATATTGCTGGTACAGTATTTTTAACAGAAAACACTGAACTAGATTCTGGTATTTGTTTTTATGATAATAAACATAATCCTACAATAAACATAGAAAATGTTTACAACAGATGTGTACTATGGGATCCTAAAGAACATTATAAAATTCTAAAATACAAACCAAATACACTTATGTTAACGTTTTACGGAACAGCAGTACAGAGGTATCCAACACAATGACAAATGATATTTTAATACTTGATGATGTAATTCCTAAAGATTATTCAGACCATATTAGAACATTATTAACTGGTTGGGAATTTGGTTGGGTCTTTAATCAGAACATGGTTTCTCCTGATGCAGAACTACAAGGCGAAAGCAATCATGCAGGTTTTAATCACTTTTTTTACGAAAAACAACAAGCAGTAAGTCAACACTTTAATTTTGTATATCCGCTTGTTTTAAGCATTACTAGTGCGTCTAAGACGCCGTATAACAGGTTAATACGCATGAGAGCTAACTTGACCCTACCTAACAAAACAAGCACGTTAGAATACCATATGCCGCACATAGACAGCTTCTTTGAACATTGGAATGCAATTTATTATGTAAACGATTGTGACGGTGATACTATTATTTTTAATGAAACAAATGATACTTATGATCCTGGTACTGATGATATTATGCGTATCAAAGAGAACAAGTTTACAATTAAAGAACGTGTTACACCTAAACAAGGTAGAGTAGTTGTATTCCCAGGAAAGTATTATCATACTAGCAGTTATTGTAAAGATTCTGCATATAGATCTGTTATTAACATTAATTTAGATAGGGTTCAACTAGGATGAGCGAATACTACTTACACCAAAGTCAATATATAATCGAGAATAAGACTCAGATTTTTGATCATTTAGATAACGCACATGGTGTTTTTAAGAAAATATTTTCTGATAATAATGACAGCACATGGTCATATAATTTGTACAATGTGTTTGCACTAACTGCACCTAGCACTATTTTTTATAACATATATAAAGAGCTTGGAACATTTGTAAGAAGTAATATAGGTGATGATCGACCACTGTGGATACAAGCATGGTTAAACTATCATAGACCAGATGAATGCTTAACACGACACGGACATGAATTTGATTGGCACGGATATATTAGCATTGATCCTAAAAGTACACAAACTATATTTGATAATTGGACTATTGATAACAAGCCAGGTCAAATATATTTAGGACCAGGACATGCTGAACACGAAGTTAAAGTACTAGAACCATATGAAGGTTATAGAACAACAATAGGGTTTGATGTACATTCAATACCAAATAATTCTTTTATTAGAAATTATGAAGAAAGACCTTTTGGTAATATGGGGTTAATGCCATTACTATGATAGAAGATTACAAAATTATACGAGGCGCAGTATCAACAGAACTCTGCGAATTTCTTGCATTAGAGTACGAACTGATGGAAGAAGTTTGTAAAGTATTGTATGCTGGTGCCGACTTATCTGACCTTGAAGAAAACACTTTTGCGAGATACGCTCCCTTGATGTTTGAAACATTGATGGTAAAACTAAATCCTTTGGTTGCAAAAGAATGGGGTCATGAGTTGGTACCAGTGTACTCTTATGCTAGGATATATTATAAAGGATCGCAACTTAAAAAACACTTTGACAGACCTAGCTCTGAAGTATCGGTATCAGTTGCAATATCAAAAGAACCAGAATACAATTGGCCAATATACATTAAAAATGAAGATGGTGTTGAACACGAGATTAATTTAGATGTTGGTGATATTGTTATATACAGTGGACGTAGGCACGAACACTGGAGAAACCCGTATGAGGGTAACAAAGTAGTACAAGCGTTTCTACAGTACGTAGAAGCCGATGGACCATATTCACATTTAAAATGGGATACGAAACCAGCATTAGGACTTCCTGCAGAATTTGTTCGTCAAGAGATAAAAGACGAAGTGCAGAATGTTAAAGATATGCTTGGATTTAAGCGTTAATTAGTCGCTGACTTTAGTAGGGCCTGCAACGATTTTTGCTGGACCGTGACGCTCTTCAAAGATTTTTGCTGCTGCTTCTTTGCTTGATGCTTCACAAGTGTCCTGAGTAATAGGCGCTTTACCTACCTCTTTTCTAATAATCATTTTGTAAGTTGCCATATTTGTATAACTCCTATATCTTTATTTATCAATATTCTTAATCCATTCATCGATTGTCCAGAATGGAGCCACAAGCTCTTTGTAGCGTTTTACGTTAGTATTTAGCACGTTTCTGCCTGTTTCAAGTTTATCTTCAAACGCAGTGCTAAAGTATGTGTTAGAAAATATATGTAATCCCTGTATTACTTGCATCCATGCTGCTGGCGAATAACCGTTAAAAACAGGCTCTACACCAACAAGTCCTTGCCAATAATGATCCCAGTCTTTTAGTTTCATTGCTAATGATTCTGGAATACGTTCTGGGTCATGTATATGACTTTTCCAGAAGTCTGTGTCATCTCTACGTCCTCTAAAATGTAATGCAATAAAGTCTTTAATATCTTCATAAACTGTATTAACTCTATGATTAAATCTATCTCTGTACAGCGTGTGATCTCTTCTAGTAGGATCCCACAAATCTTGCATAGCATAAAGTGACTCACAAATAACTGCAATACCGTTTGCTTCTAATGGTTCTAAGAAACCACTGCTTAAACCAATTGCAAAAACATTATTTTTCCAACTTTCTTTTGCTACTTCGGGTGTGTATGTAAATGAAGCAATAGGTTCTATATGTTCACCACATACACTTCTTGCTTCCTCTAATGCTTGGTCTGCTGTAATATAATTGTTGTCATAAATGTAACCATTACCAGATCTGTGTTGCAAATTAATATTCCAACGCCAACCATATTTCATTGCTGTTGCATTTGTTGTTACTGAATACTTGGGTTCGTCCCACCATGCAATAACAGAGTTGTGTGTAAAATGATCTGAGTAATCAGAGTATTCTGCTCCTAATTTTTTTCTAATTAGTAACTGTGCAAATCCAGTACAATCAACAAACCATTCTCCTTCAATTTCTCTGTTATCATCTAAAATTAAAGTTGTTATATCACCTTTATCATTTTGTTTGGCATCTACGTATGTGCCTTCGATCAATGTAATATCTCTTTTAAGAGCCACTTCTTTCAAGTATGCTGCCGTTGCTCTACTCTCATTGTGCCACATAGCAATAATTGGTAGTTCTGATTTAGAAGCACCAAACGGAACTTTATTTTCTTTAATAAAATAGTTTGCATAGAATGCATCTGCTAAAGGAACATCATTACCTAGCAGTGTAGCCTGATATAAATTCTTTTGCCTTTCAGCTGCTATTATACCGGTAAATTGTCCTAAGTTCATATTAAAGACACTAGCGTCAGGATTGTCTGACCATCCATCTAACCAAGGTGCATAATCTGTTTGCAAACAATGAATAAATTCACTACCTACTCCTGACCAATCTTTAAAACGTCCACCTAGTTTTGGTGTAGCATTTGCTTTAGCAACAAAGTCATCAAAATCGATATCAAGATACTTTAACATATCAACAAATGTAGTTGTACCGCTTTCACCAGCAATAATAGGTGGCTTATTAGGATCTTCAACAACAGTAATATTCATACTAGGTCTTGTCTTTTTTATTAGTAGTGCAGTTAACCAGCCTGCAACGCCACCGCCTAATATAACTGTATTAGAGTTCATGGTTTACCTCCAAGTAACGATCTTTTAATATGTTTAATGCTTCTCGATGTGTGTAAATTTTTTCATCTGGCCAATCTGCTAATTGTTTTTTCATTAAATTTGTTAAACTTTCATTGTGTCTTTCTGCAAAATTTTCTTCCCAAAACTTTTTACAAGCATCATAATCAAAAAGATGTAAGCCGTGCATAACTTGTATCCAATTAAGATAACTGAACATAAGAGACGGATCAACAAAGTGTCCTGAATTAGGATAAGCAGTTTTAAATGACTGTAGTGTTTCTTCGTTGAATGGTGTTAGAACAATACCTTCATCACACCAACGCCAAAACTCTGAGTCGTTACGTTTTGTAAGATAATGTATCTGAATAAAGTCAATAATGTTAGTAGCAATTAAATTCATTCTTTCATTAAATCTTTTTGCAACAGTATCATCATTTTTTCTATAGTACAATAAATTACCTACAAGTATATTAACTTGTTGTATTGTTGAACCTATTGATGTTGCTTCTAAAGGTTCTACAAACATAGCACTAAGCCCTAATGATACACAATTCTTTGTCCAAAATTCGTTAACATATCCAGCATTAAATTTTACACGTTTACCTATTTCTAAATCTTTAATACCTAAATGCTTTTCATAGTGCTGCGATACTTCATCATATGCTTGTGTTTCGTTAATAAATTGATCACTAAACACATAACCATTTCCATATCTATCTTGTGTAGGAATTCTCCAACACCAACCACTGCTTAGTGCAGTTGCTTCTGTATAAGATGGGATGTCTTCAGTTCTAGCAGTAGGAAACGCAATAGCACTATTCATAGGAAGTTGATGTCCACAGTCTATCCATTTTTGTCCTAGTTTACTTGATATAACTCTATTAAATCCACTACAGTCAATAAAGAAATCACTAGCATGTTTTGTTCCAGCTTCGTCAACTAGCTCTTTAACATTACCTGTTTCATCTAAAATTACATCTTCAATATCAACATCTAATACTTCGATTCCTCTTTCTACACATAATCGTGTAAAGAATTCATTTAATTTATTTGTATCAAAATGGTATTGAGCAAAACTATCATGAAAAGGTTCAGCATGTAAACTACTAGCAGTTCTTTTCCAAACAGTATCAATAGGATCCCAATTTTCAGCAATCATTCTCATCCATTGAACAGGTGCTTCACTAAGTGGATCTAGTGCTGCAAACTGTTCTGTTAAACTATGAAAATAATGTTTCCCATCTCCTTGCCAATTAGTAAACTTAATACCGATTTTAAATGTTGCTCCTGTTTCTCTAACAATCGTTGGAACATCAACATCAATGTGGTGCATAAATCTTTGCCAGTGTTCTGTACTACCTTCACCAACACCAATAATACCAATCTTACTTGATCTTAAAAGTTTTAATTTTAATAGAGGGTGAGATTTTCTAAGTGTTAGTGCTGCAACTAATCCACTTGTTCCGCCACCTAATATTGTTAGAGATTTTATCATAACTTATAGGTAGTCCTTCCTTTTAATGTTTCTATTGCTTCTCTACATTTCATCCAGCCGTTACCTGGAGTTTGTGGTAGCATAGATAATTGTGCTGTATCTTCTGCACGATATTTACTATAACGCTCATTATATAATTTTTTAATGCTAGGAATATCAAACATACGCAATCCATGCATAATCTGTATCCAATTTAAATTATCGTAAATTCTAAAACTTCCGTGCATACCATCTTCGGGTAATAATATTTGATTTACAAATTGTTTTTTAAAATTTTCTAAGTTTTGTTTATTAAAAGGAGTAACTTCTATTTCATTTTTACACCAACGCCAAAACTTTGAATCTTCTCTTTGTGTAAAATAATGCAATTGAATAAAGTCTAACACATTACTTAAACAGTCATCAAATATCCTATTGTATTCATTTATAGTTGCTTGATCGCCACGTTCCCAAGATGCTAGTGCGCCAACTAATGCTCTTGATTGTTGTATAGTTGTTGAAATACTACTTGCTTCTAAAGGCTCTACAAAGTTACTGCTAAGTCCAATGCTAACACAGTTCTTAATCCAAAACTTATTAACCTTACCTGAAACAAAATTAATTTTTCTACCTATATTAATTGTATCTGAAAATAAAGATTGTATTTCTGCTATGGCTTCGTCTTCAGAAATAAATTGATCACTAAACACATAACCGTTACCAAAACGTTCTTGTACAGGACTACGCCAATGCCAACCAGCACTTAATGCTTTAGAAAGTGTGTAAGGTGGTATCTCTTCTTGGCGTGGTGTTTGAAAAGCAATAGCACTATTCATAGGTAAAAATGATGACCAGTCTACCCATTCAGCACCTAGTTTACTTGCAATAACTCTTTTGAATCCACTACTATCAATAAAAAAGTCTGCGGTGTGTGTTCGTCTTTCTATGTCGACTACTGAGTCTACAAAGCCCCCGTCACCAATGTTAACATCTACAACTTCTGTAGTTATAACGTTAATACCTGCTTCAATGCATCTCTTTTCTAAAAATGCATTTAATTTTTCACTATCAAAATGGAACTGATAGTAATCTTCAAATGGCGGACTTACATATCCTTGCATAGGTAAATCCCAATGCAACGATTCAGAATCAACACCTTCTGAAATCAATCTCATCAATGTATGTGCATCACCTGTGTATGCATCTACAAATATATATGGTTCTGCTAAACTGTGATAGTAGCTGGTTTTGTCACCGTGCCAATCTTCAAACTTAATACCAATCTTAATAGTTGCACCACATTCTCTTGCAAGATCAGTCATTGTAATACCTACTGCATCAGCGAATCTTCTCCAATGTTCAGTACTACCTTCGCCAACACCAATAGTTCCAATTTTATCAGATTTAATAAGTGTAATGTCTAAGTTGTCAATAGACTTTTTATGATATAGTGCAGTCATTAGTCCAGCATTACCGCCACCTAGCACAAGTAATTTTTTAATCATTTCTTTTCCTTGGTATGTACTTCTAAACTTGCAACAGAGTCTGTTGCTAGATTAAAATTTATATCCCCATATGGCATTGTATTAAAACTTATAATGTATCTATCTTTTTCTCCGAAGTGTGGAGTTGAACTATGAAATAACCAACTAGGAAATAAAACAAGTTTTCCAGCTTCAGCATCACTAAACCAATGCGGACTATAATCATGTCTAAGTACTTCTAGTTGTGCTTCTGTTCTATGCTTAACAGGATCTTCAAATACTGTTGCAGCACCTTCAGTAACATAATACACCCCACTCAAAAAACTCATAGAGTGTCTGTGATATTGTAAACGCATACCTTCTCTAGGCAATGCTCTATTAAACCAACTGCTTGTAATTTTAAAACCATCGCAGTCAAATTTTTGTTGTACGTGAACTTGCTTTATGCAATCATTAATCCATGTAAACAATGGATTCAATTCTTTTTTGTCATGTAAGTTTCTCATAGAACTAATTGTATCAGAATGTTTTACATGATCTGCATACTGCTCACACAAAGGAATCAAAGCATCGTTGTCAAGCTCTGTGTTCTTAAATTCAAATAGTTCTGTTGGAAACGTAGGTATTACTTTCATTAAAACTCAACCCAGCCTGTTAAAAGATATTTTTCACCACTTAATGGCGGATTGCCTCTGTGAGTATGCGTGTAACTTGCGGGCCAAACAACTAAGGTTCCTTCAGTAGCAGCAATACGCTTCTTTTGGTACAACCATTCTGTTTCTCCGCCTTCGTCAACTGTATTAAGATACATTCCCCACGCTGCAATTCTACCTGACCTTTCTTTTGTATCTGATTCAAAATGCCAAGTATGATATCCTTCTCCTGGAAGGGTTTTTTGAAGTTTCATAAAGTAAACTCTGTGATCGCCGCACTCGCCTAACACACTATAATGTGCAGTATATTGCTTCCAGCAATCAATAAATCTATTCATAAAAGTATGTATAGTAGGATTGTCTGTTGACATATTCAATGCAGGTTGTTCAAGAAGAAACGCAGCATGATCTGCTTTATTATGTGCTGAATTATCTCCTAAAGTTTGACGACTAGCAGTTAAATGCAAGTCGTTCAATTTTTCATAATATTCAATAAGGGCTGCACATTCTTCGGGTCTCATAACGCCGGTCCATGTTGCAATATCGTTCTCTATAATCATATTACTATTTATGGCCAGTTTATTAATGACATGAATAGTCTGAAAGCAGATAAATACTTTACAACAACAGTGGATGAACTCATAATATGGCAAATTTACCTATCATTAATAACCTTCGTGTAGTACCTAGAGATGCAGAATTTCTGGATAGAAAAACAGGTGCTCGTGGAGAAATATTCTATGATAAAGACAATAATACAATTAGACTGTACGATAGTCAGATTGTAGGTGGTTTACCATTAGCAAGAGGCGATTTAACTAACGTTACTAACGCAATATTTGCAGCAAAAGCAACAGCAGCAGGCGTTGGTGGCGGTAGCGGAAGTGGTAGTATCGAAGTTAGCCAATCTGCACCAAGTACGCCGGAAGAAGGTACAATTTGGTTTAACAGTACTAATGGTACACTGTATGTCTATATCAATGATGGAGATAGTAACCAATGGGTACAACCAGTATTAGGTTACCCGGCTATTCCGTCAAATTTACAAGATTTATCAAACGTAACTATTACATCACCAAGTGCTGATCAAGTTTTAAAATGGAACGGCAGCGCATGGATTAACGCAGCAGCACCAGCAGCTGGATTAGATCAAGCAGCAGTTAGGTCAAGTGTTTCAGTTGGCACAGAAGGAACTGCGGCAGGTGACGGAGCAGTTAGTTACGACAACGGAACAGGTGTGTTTACATATACACCACCATTACTAAACAGTTTAACAGTCAGTGGTAACTTAGATATGGGTAGTAATGATATTACTACAACAGGCAAAGTTTACTACGCAAACGTATTTGCAACCGAAGGTGATTTACCTAGCGCCACAACTTATCATGGCATGTTTGCTCATGTACATGGAACAGGTAAAGGTTATTATGCTCATGCAGGTGCATGGTCTAAACTAGCAAACGAAGCAACAACACTTGCTGGGTACGGAATTACAGATGCTGCAACTTCAGCACAAGGTACTAAAGCAGACAGTGCATTACAAGATTTAACAACAACTTCTATTACAACACTTGCAGATGTTTCAACAAGTTCACCAAGTACTAACCAAGTACTTAAATGGGACGGCGCACAATGGTCGCCAGCATCAGACGCAGTTGGTAGTGGTGCTATAACTGCAACTATTGGTGGAGCAACACAGGCAAATCCAGTTGTAATTAGTACAACTTCTGCACATGGATTCTACGAAGGACAACCTGTAACTATTACAGGTGTTGTTGGTATGACAGAACTTAATGGTAACGAATACTATGCAAACATTACTAGCACATTAGAGTTTGCTTTGTATTCTGATAGTGGATTAACATCAAGTGTTAACGGTACAGGATTTACAGCATACACATCAAGTGGTACAGCAACAGGTGGTGCAACGGCTGCTGAAGTTGGTAACTTTGTATTCACAGGTTCAAACATTGACACTAGTGACAGTTCAGGAATAAACTTTACTCCAGGTGTGTTAATGCAAAGTGATCTAACTGTTGAAAACGATTTAACTGTCAATAACTTGCTCACAGCAGCACAATTTTCAGTAACAGATTTCACAACAACAAATCATACAACAACTAACTTAACTGTTAGTGATACGCTATCAGTAAAAACTATCGCTCAAACCGATACTGGAACGCCACAAATTACAAGTAGTTCAACTCTAGTTTTAGATACACAAGACGGTGTAAGAGTTACTGGTGCTCCGTTTAGATTACCTAGTTTTACAACAACAGAGAAAAATGCATTGTCGCCTGGGAACGGTGATATGATATATGATTCTACGTTGAATAAAGCACAGGTATATGAAAACGGTGCTTGGGCGAGTCTAGTATAGGTATAAAGCATGGCTGAAAAAGAATATATTGTCACAGTAAAAGCCGGTATTGATCTTAATGCATTTGATGCAGAAATGGTTGCATCATTTGGCGATGAAACTATTCCAAGCAGAAGCGTTGAAATTGCAAATGCACGTCCGGCCTCACAAAGAAACACACATTATTACTTGTCAGATGATGAAGCAACTACACTTGCTAACGACAGCAGAGTAATAGCAGTTGAGATTCCACCAGAACAAAGAGATGATATTGAGATTACACTTAGAGCAAGGCAGTCAGGAACATTCTATAGAGGTTCCGGCAGCGCAGGTAACATTGATAACTGGGGACTTAAACGTTGTCAGAGTTTAACAGAAAACTATGGTAATGGTAGCACACCTTCCGGCGAACAGATAGTTACACAAATAACAGAAGATTACTTGTATCCACTAGATGGTACAGGTGTTGATGTTGTTATTCAAGATTCGGGTATTGAACCCTTGCATCCAGAATGGCAAGATGCTAACGGTGTTTCTAGATTAGTTGAGCTAGACTGGTATGATGGATTCAGCGGCGGTGGCTCAATGCCTGCAGAACATTACACAGACTATCATGGCCATGGAACACACTGCGCTGGCACAGTTGCAGGTAAAACATTTGGTTGGGCAAAGAATGCAAAAATATATGCAGTAAAGATGATTCCAGGAACAGCAGATCCTAATGGTGGTATTCCTATTTCAGATTGTTTTGATGTTATTAGAGAATGGCACAATAACAAACCAGTTACAAGCACAGGATATAAAAGACCAACTATTGTTAATATGAGTTGGGGATACGGAACTAATATTCCACAAGCAACAACGCCAGTAGGCGGAAGTTACAGAGGAACTAATTGGTTTTGGGGAACAACATACAATAATGTTTCCGACTTATGGGCAAACACAGGTGTTGTACCTTATGTAGGTTCAAGATGGAAAATACCTGTACAGGTTGCATCAGTTGATGCTGATGTAGAAGAACTTATTAATGCAGGAGTACATGTCTGTATTGCAGCAGGAAATGATTATTACAAAGTTACAACTTCAGGAGAAATTGATTATAATAACACAGTTTCGTGGACTAGTTACGGAACACAGTTTTACAATAGACCTCCTTCTCCATATGCAACAGGAGCATTTAACGTAGGAAACATTGACAGTAGAATTCTTAACGATCAAGATGTAACAAAGCCAGACAGTATGAAAGGCCCAGCGGTAACAATATGGGCACCTGGTACAAATATTATTAGTGCATGTTCACAGATATCAGAAATAGGTGGCCCAACACCATATAAATTAGATCCTGCATTTGGACAGCAATCTATTAGTGGTACAAGTATGGCATGTCCGCAAGTATGTGGTGTAGGAGCATTACATTTACAAGCAAAGCCTGAACTAACACCAGCACAATTAAAGCAAGAAATAGAAGCAAATTCGCCACAAGCAATGTATTCAACAGGGCTTTCAAATGATTATAATGCATATACTACTAGTATTATGGGGTCTGAAGGTAGAATATTATACAACAAATATAAGACAGATGAGTCACATAAAATTCAAGGTAGTGTTACTATCACAAACTTAGGTATCGCATAAATACAGTAGAGGAACAAATATTATGGCACTAGCATTTCCAAACAGTCCTTTAGTAGGAGACCAATATACAAGCGGTGGCGTTACATGGCAATGGAACGGTACAACTTGGGATATCGTTATCTCTGGTGGAGGCGGTGGAGGCGGTGGTTCAAGCCTATCATTTGCTACTATTGCAGTATCAGGACAAGATAACGTTTCAGCAGATAGTGGAGCAGATACACTAACACTAGTTGCTGGTGCAGGAATGTCTATCACTACAAATGCTAGTACAGATACAGTTACACTAACATCAAGCGGCGGCGGAGCAGGCGGAAATATATTTTCAACTATTTCAACTGATACAGGTGCAGATGTTGTAGCAGATGCTTCAACAGATACATTAACACTTACAGGTGGAACAAATATTCAATCAGTAGGTGATGCAGCATTAGATAAAGTAACGCTTGATATGATTCCTTTTTCAATTGATTTTTTATCAGATGTAGATACTACAACAACAGTACCAACAACAGGACAAGTTCTAAAGTGGAACGGTACATCTTGGGTGCCAGGTGTTGATAGTACAACAGGTGGCGCAGGTACTGATGCAGATACACTAGATGGTTTTGACAGTTCATACTTTTTAAATTATAATAACCTAAGTAACAAACCTAGTTTATTAGCACTTACAGCCTTAAGCGTTGGTGCTAATGCAACAGCATCGGGTAACGGTGGACTTGCATATGATGATTCAACAGGTGTGTTTACTTACACACCACCTAATCTTACAAGTTTCTTAACAAGTGTAGCATTTACTGACATAACAAGTAAACCAACTACAATTGCAGGTTACGGAATTACAGATGCTTTCGATGGAGCATATAGCTCACTTACAGGTACACCAAGTATTCCATCAAATAACAATCAGTTAATTAACGGTGCAGGATACATTACAGGAATTGGTTCATTGTCTATTGATGCACTAAGTGATGTTGACACAACAACTGCTGCACCAACAAGCGGACAAGTACTTTCTTGGAACGGCAGTAACTGGGCACCTTCAGCATCCGGCGGTGGTGGAGATGTAAACCAAAATGCGTTCTCTACTATTATGGTAGCAGGACAAAGTGATGTTGTAGCAGACAATCCAACTGACACACTAACACTTACAGCCGGTACAAACATTACACTTACAACAAACGCAAGTGGCGATAGTGTTACTATTACAGCATCAGGTGGCGGAGCAACAGACTTTGACGACTTAGGTGATGTAACATCAGCAGGATTAAAAGTTTCAGATGTTTACTTGCCAGCAATTACACAATTGGTTGTTGGACACTCAGGTACTTCGTCATATAGTTTTGATCAATATTCTGGGGGCAATCCTACAATTTATGCAATTAGCGGAACAACTATTGCATTTAACTTACAGGGTGTTTCATCAAGTCATCCATTCCAAATTCAAAACGCAGCAGGTTCAGCATACGATACAGGACTAGTACATGTAACAGATACTGGAACAGTAACTACAGGTTCTAGTGCAAATGCAAGAACTGGTGGAATATTATATTGGAAAGTTCCTGAAGGAATATCAGGTGGTTACAGATATCAGTGTACTAGCCACGCTGCTATGGTAGGTTCAATTAATATTAAGAGTTTTGGTTCAATCTAGCATTTAAGATCTTTCAATCTTTTATCAAGCATTTTTCTAACAACAGCAATGTCCTGACGTTGTTCTGTTGCTTGTGTCATAGCCTTTGCATCATATGCAAGGTTTGCATGAACTTCATCTAATTTTTTTACTACATTAATAAGTTTTTCAAGCAGTCCGTTGCATTGCGCTTTCTCTGCTTCGTCGAGTACGTTTTGAATTCTTTCATGAAAATCTCTAACGTCTTTTTGAAATCTAGGTTCTTCAGATAGTATTAGCATCTTTGTGTAACTCCAAAATAGTTTCTATTTTTGTTCTTATTAGATTATTATTTAATGTGTTTCTAAGTCCAGTATGTAAATTCTTGGGCAAGTAATTTAAATCACACCAACTCATTGTATTTGCTTTTGTAGTTAAAAATTCTTTCTTTACTAAACAAATATAAGTTCCGTATTCAAAACCTTTATCTTGGCTCAAATACAATTCAATAGGAACAATTTTACCTTTAGAAAAATCTTCTTGTAATTCTAAACTGTCATCAATTACAGAAGTTTTTCTTGCAAACGTAGGAACAGACCACTTTTCATTCTCTAAGATTAGTAGTATTCGTTGAGTGTCTGTTGACAGATATAGTATTCCTGCTCTCTTTTGCATTAAAATACTTATGCTGGGTTAGGGTCAATTCTCCAATAACCTGGCGAGTATTCACCTTCGAATGATTTAAGCCATTCAGTACCCGTCCATTTATATTGGATGCCTGTTTTTAAATTTTGGAAATATGTTGGATTTGCTAGTGTGTTTGGATCAGCTAATGTAACCCAGTTTGTACCATTCCATTCAATAATAGCATTGGCTACAATAATAGGGTCTTCACCTGTTGTTCCTTTCCATGCATCAGGACCATCATACGCTTCATTGTATGGAGTTTCTCTATAACTTTGTCCAACGTTATCACTATCGTTAATATTATCAAGAACTAGATATCGTGTACCTAGTGGTATTGCTGTATAACTTCCCCATTTCTCAATAGGATTAAACTTGTAAGGATCAATAATAGCATCAACAGTAGCACGGGCAGCAACGCCATTTACAGTTGAAGCAATAGTAGTATTAGTTGGAATAGTATCTTGATCAAATGTTATTAACAATACTTTAGGGTTAGAAGGATTAACAGCATACGATCCAACCATTTCAAATCCTGTAGGCTGTCTAAAGTATATTCTTGCTCCTGCTTTAAATCCGCCTAATCTATCTAACACAGCATTCCAATCAATTTCTGTAGTTTTACTTTTTTGTTCTTTAACATCAATTCCTAAAGCATTTACTGCTTCATCATCGTCTACAATAGTTAAGTCATAATCGAATGGTTGATTGTTGTTTGATTTAAACAATAACACACCGTAACGTGCATTCATGTATTGAGTAGATTGTGCTGTTGTAGCATCATAAACTAAGTCATTTAAATTTGCTACATCACCAGTCTCTGTAAATATGTTTGCAATAACACTTCTAACAACTCCAAGTTTTTTAACTTTAGTTGGCGGAGAAATGTATATTGGCATTGTAAATTCTAGTGTGCATACATCAATGTCGTCGTCAACTCCTGTAGGCACGTTACGTGATGTAAAGTTAGTTGATTCTAAATTAATTACACTTAAACTGGTCCAGTCAATATAGTTGTCTGTTGTTTGAATAGCCATAGATGGATTAAACAACACTAATATTTGTTCTAGTATTTGTAATTTTTGATCTGTATTAGAAGTCCAAATATCTGCTTTCATTGTTAAGATAAAAGGAGTAGGCATAAGTCTTTCAACAGTGTATGCGTTACCTTGTGCGCCTGTGTAGTTAGGCTCACCTGTGCTTTCGTCAAATGTAAAGTCTCTTTCTCTTACACTCATTTTACTAACAAATGAAGGATCAGTTAAACGATCTCTATCAATTTGCAATCCTGAAATGTAACAAGACATACGAGGAACAGTAGGTAACTTGTTCTCAGAATTTTCTCTGATAATTGAAGCAACCTGTCTTGTAAGATCACCATACATAACAGGAATTGTTTGCTGAGTTTTATCACCTGCTTCATATTTAAAGCCTATGAAAGCTCTCATAAACTGAGTTACGTATCTTCTTATTTGTCCGTCGTAAAAGAAATCCATTAATCGTCTGCCTTGGGTCTAAGAGCTTTACTCAAACTCTGTTTCTCTTCAATTTGTTTACCACCTATATTATTAACTGTTGTGTTGTTAATAAATGAATCCTTACCTTTACTTATTGCAGGATCGTGTCCAGCAAAATCTTTACCTGCACCTACTTGACTTGGACCTAAGTTACTTCTTGTCATTCTTACATCATCTTCAGTTTTTCTCCAACGTATTCCGTCAAATCTAAACAAGCGTGTAGGTTTGTAATCAGTACGTAAGTGAAATTGTCCTTCAATAGGATTGAGAGGAAATGCTATACCTTGTGTAAACGGTGCACCATTTTCTGGTAACCCGTCACCAATTAGATAACCTTTATATGCATTACCTTCTGGTGTTTGGTATGCAGTGTCAGCAGTAACAGACATATAAACTTCGTTACCTTTGTCATCAAGTAATGTATTACCATCTTTGTCTGTACTAGGAATTAGTAAGTCATCACTGTCAGCTGTAACAAGTTCTGTGTTACCTTGATTGTCAGTTTGCATAGTATAAAATCTACTAGTGTCATAACCTGACTCTGGTGAATCTGCTTCAGCTTGATCAAGTACCGCTTGTGTAACTTGCATTTCTTTTTCATACGTACTCATAATATCTTTGAGTGTATCTGCAAGTTTGTAATAAGTTGAGTTAGGTGGTTCAACACCTGTAACTTCTGATATAACTTGATACTTTTCACCATTAGGAGCAATAACTATATCTCCTGGGAAGTAAGTTGACTCAGCATTCCAAGTACCTTTTAGTGCTTCTTGGTCTGCTATACCATCTAAAATTTGTTTGAATTCTTGTGAATCTACTAATGGTTTACACTTTGCTCTGTACAAGTGTGGATACCATGTATTTGAAAATCCTTCTGCTGCACGATTAACATCTTCAATTACATAAAAACGTTTTAGTGCATAATTTAAATCATTAAGAGCATGTTCGTCATCTAAGTGAGGCAATTCAATAACATCGCCTGACATAATTTTTCTACCTAGTTTTTCGACAGTATCATTAATATGAAATGTAATAAACACTGTATCATTTTGTAGAAATAAGCCAAACTGACTTAGATTAAAATCAATGTCTTGTACATTATATACACCACGTAATCTGTAAACATCTGGATCATACTTGCGATCTCTATTTTCTAAGAACAGCATATCCTGAATATTTGTAGGATCATCTGTACTATATGTTGGTGTTGATGGTGTGTTTTCCTGTGAATTTCCTGGGCCTATGTACTTGTGTACTAATACATCGGTACCGCCCACTTGGAACATTTCCCAAACGGTTTTATCTTGAAATTTGTAATCGTTCCCTTTTTCGGGTCTATATAAACTGAGTCTTGGCATCGTATAACTATTTACCTAAAGTTGCGAAAGGCATAAATACTTATATGAGCCAAATAGAAACAGCAAAACAAGAAGTATTCGACTATTGTAAAGCAATGCTAGGCGATGGAATGATCGATGTCGAGCTAGATCCTATTCACTATGATACAGGACTAAAACGTGCTTTAGGTGTTTTTCGACAGCGAAGCGACAATGCCGTTGAAGAAAGTTACATAACACTTACGCTAGAAAAAGATAAAAACGAATATATTTTGCCACATGAAATACAGCAAGTAAGGCAGATATATAGAAGAAGTGTTGGTAGTAGAACAGGTAACGGTACAGGCGGTACAGTGTTTGAACCTTTCAACTTAGCATACACTAATACATATTTGTTAAGCTCAACTAACATGGGCGGACTTGCAACTTATGAATTATTTGCACAGTATCAAGAACTTGTTGGAAAGATGTTTGGATCGTTTATCAATTTTACTTGGAATCCTCAAAGTAAAAAGTTAATTATTATGCAGCGTCCAAGAGGAGAAGAACAAGTACTTCTTTGGGCATATAATGAAAAGCCTGACTATACAATTTTACAAGATGTATATGCAGGGCAATGGATTAAAGATTATACACTAGCAAACTGTAAAGTAATGTTAGGACAAGCAAGAGAGAAATTTGCAAGTATTGCAGGTCCACAGGGCGGTACAGCTCTAAACGGACCATCGTTAAAAGCAGAAGGTACAGCAGATTTAGAAAGACTAACAATGGAACTTACAACTCAAGTTCCGGGTGGTCACGGTTATAGTTGGGTTATAGGATAATGAAAGCAGAAGAATTTATGTGGGAAGGCGAAGAACTATACGACGGTATGGTTTGGGGCAGAGGTAAGTCTACTGCAAGAGGCGGAACAGTTAAAATGAAGTTCCGTTGTCCATCAGGCCCACGCAAAAGCAGACAGGTATCACACCCGTCCAAATGTTGGGATCATCCTAACATTGCACAAGCACAACGTATGAAAACTACTCGTGCTAGAACTGGCCCTCAACAGGCTAGACGTCAGTCACGTACCAAAAATATCAATACAGCAACTCGTTTGGTAAGAAGACTTAATAAATTCAAATAAAATACTTGACATTCACTGTCTATCCTAGTATACTGTAAAGTATATTAACTAGGAGAGTATATTTGTGATTATTGGTGTATGTGGTTTTATCGGTAGCGGCAAAGACACTGTCGCTGATTATCTAGTAAACTTTCACGAATTTAGAAGAGAAAGTTTTGCTGATACATTAAAAGATGCAGTTGCAGCAGTGTTTGGATGGGACCGAACTTTACTTGAAGGAAGAACAAAAGAAGCACGTGAATGGCGTGAAGAAGTAGATCCTTGGTGGGCAGAAAGACTTGGAATGCCAACATTAACACCAAGGTGGGTATTGCAATATTGGGGTACTGAAGTGTGCCGTAAGAGCTTTCATGATGATATTTGGATTGCTAGTTTAGAGAACAAAATACGTAATTCTAAAGATGATATTATTGTAAGTGATGTACGTTTTCCTAATGAAGTAAAAGCAATTAAGAATCAAAATGGTAAGATGATATGGGTACAACGTGGACGTTTGCCTAAATGGTATGACACAGCACTTGAAGCAAATGCAGGTAGTAATATAGCAATTAATGATCTAAAAGTACAGAAAGTACATGCTTCAGAATGGGCTTGGGTAGGTACTAAATTTGACCATACTATTCACAATGATATGAAAATTGACGACTTATATAACGAAGTAAAAGCTCTAGTAGTCAGCAGTTAAGTCGCCCTGTTTCCATTTAATACCTTCTTTAGAAAGCACAGAAATACAGTTAGCACACACTGTCTTTAGATTGCTGTGCCTACAGTTATCTAAGTTTCCATCTAAATGAAGTACTCTAAATACTTCAGGATGTGGTGACTTAAATCCACATTTATCACATGCTGACTTTTGTTTATATCCAGCACGAGCCCATCTAGGTACACCTGTGTATTGTCCGTGATTATTACAAACTTCACACAGACTCCTATAGTAGGTACGCTTACCTTTCTTATAGTTAACAGCACGTGGCCGTAATCCGCACTTACAAAGAGGTCTCATGCTAGTATTTACACCTTTTCAACCCCTTTTTCTAATGGTTAAACCGGGTAAATTTTATAAGATGTGCTAAATACAATTGCAACAAGTTTACGTAATAGACTGATACGAAAATATTACCAGGAGATAAAAAGATGGCATTAACATCACCAGGCGTAGAAGTAACAGTAATAGACGAGTCGTTTTATACCCCAGCAGAGCCTGGTACAACTCCTCTAATTGTTATTGCTTCATCGCAAGATAAATTAAACGCAGCGGGAACGGCTACAGCAGCTGGAACGCTAAAAGCTAACGCAGGTAAAGCGTACAAAGTTACCTCACAGAAAGAATTAGTAGATCTTTTTGGTGTACCAACATTCAAAAAGACAGCGAGCAACACTCCGATACACGGAAGCGAATTAAACGAATATGGATTGCTTTCAGCATATTCATTATTAGGCGTTTCAAATTCAGCTTTTGTTGTACGTGCAGATGTTGACTTAGACGAATTAGAAGGTTCTACAACTGCTCCGGGAGCGAATCCAGCAGACGGAAAGTGGTGGATCAACAGCGGTTCAAGTGCTTTTGGAATTCAAGAGTGGAACGGAGCAGCAGTTACCACAACAGGTGGTCAGAAGTTTGCTTCTAAAACACCTATCGTTTTAACAGACGATGATGCATCAAAAATTGATAATGGTGCACCTAAAACATCCGTTGGTGCTATTGGCGACTACGCAGTAGTATTTGAAACAGTTGACGGAAGCGGTTCATTTAGTGCAAGTAAAGAAAATGCAACTATGTGGTATAAATCCGCAGGTAACGGTTCAACTGTAACACAAGGTTCTTGGGTTAAAGTAGGTAGCAATGATTGGACAGCTAGCCATCCAACAATTATTGGTACTGCAATGACAGCAAGTTCAGGAAACTTTACTATTAACGGAACAAATTTCCAAATAACTGGCACATTAGATGACTTGGTAACAGCTATTAACGGTGCTATTACAGAAACACAAGGAATTGTTGCAAGAAATGTAAGCGGTAGACTTTATCTTTATTCAGATGGTAGTTTAGATGACGGTGTAGGTGATTCATCCAAGTCAAATGCTATTATTATTGATGACGGTTTAAGTAGCCCACAAGTTACTTTTGCAGACTTAGGTGTTGCAAAAGGAACATACTACGGACCAGAACTACACATTGCACCACATACAAGTGTTCCAGAATTTAAAACTGGTGACTCAACACCACGTCCAACAGGAAGTGTATGGGTTAAAACAACTGAGCCAAACAACGGCGCACGTTGGAGAGCAAGTAAGTGGTCAGCAGCTACTCTTTCATGGGTATCATATACTGCACCATTATATGCTAACAACTCATCTGCACTTTATACATTAGATAGAGCAGGCGGTGGTGTTAACATTCCAACAGATAGTTTATATGTACAAACTAACGCAGAAGAAAATAGCGGATATGACGAAAGTCCAATGACTGCTTCTTTCAGAGTGTTTAGAAGAGCTGCAACTGGAGTAACAAAAATTACTTCAGCAGTAGTAGACGCAAGTACATTTACTGTAGGTGGAAACACATTTACAATTGCAGAAAGTGTTAAAACTTCTGGAGCATTAGCAGCTGGTATAGCAGTGAACTTTACAGCAGCAGGTAATGCAGCAGATGCAGAATTAATGGCAGGTGCTATTAACAGCGCAGGCTTTACTAACATTGAAGCAGCAGTAACAAGTTCAAACACAGTAGAAATTATGCACAAATTAGGCGGTGATTTTAGAATTACTGACGGAACTAATACTCCAGTAGGTGCTGCATTTACTGTATTCAATATTAACACAGGTTTAGGAACAGCAAACTTTTACACTGCACCAGCAGGCGCAAGTGAAAACTATGTTGCTTCTAACTGGAAGCCTTTAGCAGCAGATGATTTTGCAGCATCAAGTAACGCTCCATTAGCTGAACCAGCAGATGGACAACTTTGGTACAATCCAGAGTTTAGTGATGTTGACATGATGATCCACAATGGTACTACTTGGGTAGGTTACCATAACTTTAGTTCAGGATACGCTAACTGTTCACCAGATGGACCAATTGTTTCAGCAACTGAGCCAAAAGCATCATCAGGTCAAAGCGATGGTACTGCACTAGTAGATGGAGACCTTTGGATTTCAACTGCAAGTTTAGAAGACTTCCCAACAATTTACAGATGGGACGGTAATAACCTAGCATGGGTACTTGTTGATAAAACAGATCAAACAACAGAAGACGGCGTATTGTTTGCAGATGCACGTTACGGTCTAGCAGGTTCTACTGGTAACACAGCAGCAACTATTAAAGACTTACTAACTAACAACTACTTAGATCCAGATGCTCCAGATCCAGCACTATATCCAAAAGGAATGTTGCTATGGAACTTACGTAGAAGTGGCGGTAACGTTAAGAAGTACAACAACAACTATATTGACTTAACAGCTGATAACACACGCTTTGGCGACGAAGCAATGACAAGTTATGCTACAGACAGATGGTCAACACAATCAGGCAACCAAGAAGATGGTAGCGGATCATTTGGTAGACATGCACAGCGTATGGTAGTTGTACAAGCACTTAAATCAGCAATTGATACAAGCTCAGAAATTAGAGATGAAGAAACAAGAAACTTTAACTTAATTTCATGTCCTGGATACACAGAAACAATGAGCAATCTTGTTAACTTAAACATTGACAGAGGCTTAACAGCATTTGTTATTGGTGACACACCATTAAGATTAGCAGCAGATGCAACTTCATTGTTAGCATACGGATCAAACAGTGCATTAGTTGTTGACAATAACGACAACGGACTTGTAACATACGATGAATACTTAGGTGCGTTTTATCCAAATGGATTTACAACTGACTTAGGTGGCGCAAACGCAGTTGTTCCAGCATCACACATGATGATGAGAACTATTGCACTAAGTGACCAAGTATCGTTTCCATGGTTTGCTCCAGCAGGAACAAGACGTGGTGGAATTAGCAACGCTACATCAGTAGGATATATTGATTCAGCAACAGGCGAATTCCAAACAGTTGCACTTAATGAAGGTCAAAGAGATACACTGTACGGATTAAAAATTAATCCAATTACATTCTTTAACGGTGTAGGACTTGTAAACTACGGTCAAAAAACTAGAGCAAGAAATGCAAGTGCTTTAGATAGAATTAACGTAGCACGTTTAGTTGTGTACTTAAGATCACAACTTAATAAACTTGCAAGACCATATATCTTTGAACCAAATGATAAGATCACGAGGGACGAAGTTAAACAAGCAGTTGAGTCATTATTACTCGAGCTTGTAGGCTTAAGAGCTTTATACGACTTTGCAGTTGTGTGTGATGAAACTAACAACACGCCAGCAAGAGTTGACAGAAATGAACTTTATGTTGACATTGCTATCGAACCGATTAAGGCGATTGAGTTTATTTACATTCCATTGCGTGTCAAGAACACAGGAGAAATATAATGCCTATTACATCACTTAACAACTTTGGAGTACCAACAGACGCAGGCAACCAAGTGCTCTTGATGCCTAAACTAAAATATCGCTTTAGGGTGACACTTTTAGGATTTGGAGTTAGTGCTGCAACAGAACTTACTAAACAGGTTGTAGATGTTTCAAGACCAAAAGTAGGTTTTGAAGAAATGCAGTTAGACGTGTACAACTCAAAGGTATTCTTAGCAGGTAAGTATACTTTTGAAACACTAACATTAAACTTACGTGACGATGCTAGTGGCTTTGTACAGAAACTAGTCGGCCAACAGGTCCAGAAGCAGTTCGACTTTGTTGAACAAGCATCTGCTAGATCAGGTATTGACTACAAATTCTCAACTAAAATTGAAGTACTAGACGGTGGTAACGGTGCTAGTGAAAACGGAGTAAGCGTATTAGAAACAGCAAACATGTATGGTTGTTTCCTAACTAACGTAGACTACGGTGACGCTAACTACGCTACTAACGAAGCTATGCAAGTTGCACTTACTATACGTTTTGATAACATGGTACAGTGGGGCGCAGGCGAGCAAGGCGTTGGCGTTGGTATTGGCGCAAACGTTGGCAGAACAATTGGTGAATCTACTACAGGTTCTTCAGGCGCTCAAGGCTAAGAGATTTTACAATCAAGTAGAAGAAGCCCGGTTTATTTTCCGGGCTTTTTTTATGGCTAAATAATAGTATGGCAAATAAATTCACAAGATTCTTAGGCGATTTCGCAACAGGACTTACCCAACCTAAAGGTATTATGGGTAACTATACTCATGCCACAAGACTGTTCATTGATAACACAATGCGTCTTGCACCTAAGACTAAATTTAATTATTACGTTAGATTTGAAATGGATCCTATAGCAGTTAAGGCTGCTCACTTCAAAAGCAAACATGCTGAAGAAACAGGACTGTTAGTTAAAGGAGTAGACTTACCTAAGTTTACTTTCCAAATGGATACACTAAACCAGTATAATAAAAAGCATAACGTATATAAACGAATTCAATATGATCCTGTGCAGTTTACTATGCACGATGATAACCAAGGTGTTATAAGTGCTATGTGGGCTTTATACTATGGATACTACATTGCAGATAGATCTAATCCTACAGCAGCGTTTGATAGAGATCAATATAGAAATAAAGAAACAGGCAATTATGCATTTGGTTTTGATAACGGATCTACTGCGGACTTCTTTAAATCTGTTACTATCTTTACAATGGGACGTAGACGCTTTGTTGGCTACACACTAGTTAATCCAAAAATACAACAGTGGACAGCAGGTGGTATGGAAATGGCAGCAGGTTCTGAAACTGCTGAAAGCACAATGTCATTACAATACGAAGCAGTGCAATACACAGCAGGAACAGTCAGTCAAGGTTCGCCCAAAGGCTTTGCAAACTTACACTACGATACAGTTTCATCTCCACTAGGTATAGCAGGAGGAGGAACAGGATTACTACTAGGAGAAGGCGGCGTACTTGACGGACTCGAAGCAGTGTTTGGTGCTGTTGGTAACGGTAGTGCATTTGATAGTCCTAAGTCATTTTTAGGTACAGCAATTGCCGCAGTTAACACATATAAAAATATTAGAGGATTAAGTAAAGAATCTATTATTAATGAAGGTGTTAATATTTTAACAAGCCCAGGTGGCATACAACAAATTTCAAATACAATATCAGGTGCAGCAGGAATATTCTTTCCGAAGAATGATGCAGCCAACGGAACTACTACTGCAAAGAAAAAAGTAACACGTGGCGGCACCGGCGTAGGAAGACAGGATATAGGAACATAACATGCCTACTAATTTACCAGCAAAGGAAATACAAGATAGTGCAGCACGTACTAGACTTTACTTTGACCAATACGGTAAAGAACCTTTAGAATATAATGCTGTTGACTATGATGCAGCAATTGGATTTTTTAAATTAAAAGGTTTCGACGATAGTGCAGCATCAGTTGTTGCATCAGCATTATTAAAACAGGCAAAGTTAGAAAACATGCCTATAACAAAAGTGTTAGATGATATTACAGGTTTAGAACAATTACAAATCAGTGCTTTGGTTGCTGAAATTCTAAATAATAATAGACCATCAACTTCAACACTAGGCTATCGTACACCGGTAGAAGATGTCTCAAAACAACGTAATGTGAGTGCTTAACATGCCCAAGTTTGCTCAAGGCAAGTTTGAAATGAAAAACCCCAGTAAGTATATTGGTAATAAAACACCAATGGCTCGTTCAAGTTGGGAAACTGTTTTTATGAGAATGTTAGATGAGCACCAAGGTGTTGCAAAGTGGGCAAGTGAAAGTATTCAAATACCTTATAGAAGTCCATTAACAGGCAAACATACAATTTACGTACCTGACTTCTTTATTGTTTACGCAGATAAAAAAGGTAAGCAACATGCAGAAGTAATAGAAGTTAAACCTAAAAATCAAACCATGAGAGAAAATGTTGGCAAAAGTAGATACAATCAAGAACAGTATGTGCTTAATATGGCAAAATGGGAAGCAGCTACAGCATGGTGTAAGCAAAAAGGAGTACGTTTTAGAGTTGTAACTGAAGAAGATATTTTTCACACCGGACCGAAACGAAGATAAGTAATAATATGACAAAGAAATTAGAGGAACTTTTTAATTTGGAAGAACAGGACAAAGAGCCTAAAATCGAAGAGCCAACAGAGGTTGAAACTTCGGTAGTTAAGGCTGAAGAAATGGAAGCCGAAATAAAAAGTGTAGATCAAAGTTATCAAGCAATCCAAAACATTACTAAGGATTTACCCGCAGTAAAAGAATTGGATACTCTAGGTGAATCAGACCTAGATCACTTAGCTGATAAAGCTGAGAAAGCATATGATGATCTTATGGATTTGGGTATGAATGTAGAGGTACGCTACAGTGGACGTATTTTTGAAGTTGCTGGAAGTATGCTTAAGAATGCAGTAGATGCTAAATCTGCTAAAATTGACAAAAAGTTAAAAGCAGTTGATTTGCAGATGAGAAAACTTAAACTTGACCAAGATTCACCCGAAGATCCCAATGAAATTGTTAATGGATCTGGGTATGTTATGCTAGATCGTAACGAACTTATGAAGAAATTAGGCGGAAAGGAATAAATACTAGTATGAAAACGTTCAATGAATATTTGACAGAAAGCAAGAAAGTATACAGCTTCAACGTAAAAGTAGCAGGCGAAGTTCCTGAAGGCTTTTGCGATAGACTAAAGGCCTGCATGGCTTCTAGAGAAGTAGTAACTTGCGAGGAAATGAATAAGACACCAGTTACGGAAGTTCCTTTGGATTTTCCAGAGTTGTCTAATATGGAAGTAACTACATTTAATCTTGTTACAAACTATCCTATTACTCCATTAGAAGTACATAAGGCATGTTGTGAAGATTGTGGTTGCGCAGCAGAACATTGTAAAGTAAGAAACAGTGCCAACCCAACTGAAGAGTATCAAGTTAATGATGACAAAAGAGAAGGCGCACTATTACACGACAACGAATATAAAGAAGCAGGCAAAGTCAAATACAAAGACTACTTTGGTGATGAGTTTAACAAATCATTTTTGAAAGACTTATCTAAAACTGCTAAAGAACGTAAAAAGGAATTAGGACACGACAAACTAAAAGCAGACGTTTTTGCAGATGTTCCTAAGATTAAAACTGACAAAGCGGGTGCTAAGAGCCCTGTAGGGAGTAAATAATGAACTTTAATGAACTTATGCAAAGAATGCGTGAGCTTGATACAACTGATGCACCTGTCACAGAGATGCCAGTTCCAATGCCACAGGCTCCAATGACAGCACCAGAAGGTAAAGACAAAGCAAGAATGAATGTTAACATCAGTGCTGAAGGTGATGCTATCGAAGACGTATTAAAATTAATGACAAAGGTTAATCCAGATATGATTAACCAACCTGAAAAACCAGAAATGCCTGATATGCCAGACATGACTATTGCTATGCCAAAGCCAATCAACAAATTGATTCCAGACTTTGATGGCGATAATGATGACAAGCCAGGCGGTGATATGGATATGGACATGGACAAAGATGACCATGATGCAGATCACGATATGATCAAAGGTTTAGACAAAGACGACGATGGCGACCACGACATGGACGACCACGACGCAGAGAAAAAAGATAAAGAAGAAGCATATGCTAATGAGCCTGATGAAGACCACAGAGACATTGACTATATGCAAAACAAATTAGCAGGTGGAATGAACCGTCCTAAAGGTACACATCCTAAAGTAGCTGACGGTGACAATCCTATGAAAAAAGTAAAAGAAGGTGATGACCTAAGAGCTCAAATTAAAGCTGAACTTGCACAACGTTTAGCAGAAGCTAAGGGAGAGAAGTAATGGCAGATTTAACACAATCAACAATCGGTGGCGGTAGCTCAGTAAAAGTTGCTGAAAACAGAAAACCATACGCTGACATGACAGCAATACATTACAACGGTAACAAAACTTTAACAGTTTTTGAAGTTGCATGTGGCGCAGCAGTAAATGCTCAAACAGGAAGCGGTTTAGCAATTGAAAGCATTATGCGTATTGTCGAAAAATATTGTACTGTTGTTATTCGTGGCGCACTATATGGTACAAACCAAAAGTTTGCACTTGTAGTTGAGCAACCAAATGATTCATTAGATTATGATGGTGCAGGTGCTGAAACACTTGTTGAGCAAATCGAAGATGAGATTATTGCACTAACTGATTTATCAGGTGCTACACCAGCACAAATTGACTTTACTGGTGTTACTTGTACAGTAAAAACTACACTAGAATTAGCATAATACTGCTATTATAAGATTCAATAGCACCTTCGGGTGCTATTTTTTTGAGTAAATACTAGTATGGCAAAGAGTTTAGATGGCGTTCAGATTAAGAAGGCCCACAGCAAACAAAAATATACGTTAGAAGAAGTCAAGCACTTAGAGGCTTGTATGGATCCTATTACAGGACCTTTGTATTTCTGCGAAAACTTTTTATCTATTCAACACCCAACAAAAGGCTCGATGAAGTTTGTTCCTTACGGATTTCAACGAGAGCTAATACAAGCATACGCAGAAAATAGATACTGTGTTGCTATGTTACCAAGACAGATGGGTAAAACAACATGTGCTGCTGGATACTTATTATGGTATACTATGTTTACACCTGAAGCACAAGTACTAATTGCTGCACACAAATATACAGGTGCGCAGGATATTATGAATAGATATAGATACGGTTATGAAACTTTGCCAGATTTTATTCGTGCAGGTATCTACACATACAACAGAAACACAATTGAATTTGATAACGGTAGTAGAATACAAGCAACTACCACAACAGAAGATACTGGACGTGGTAAATCACTTTCATTAATATACTGTGATGAGTTTGCATTTGTGCAACCCCCAGAGAAAGCCAAAGAGTTTTGGACTGCACTTTCTCCTACACTGTCAACAGGTGGTAAAGCGATTGTTACAAGTACACCAAACTCAGACGAAGATCAGTTTGCTATGATTTGGACAGAAGCAAATAAAAAGTTTGACGATCATGGTAATGATATGGGAGTAGGTACTAACGGATTTTTTCCTTACTTTGCTCCTTGGACAGAACATCCAGATAGAGATGACGACTGGGCAGCACAAGAAAAAGCAAAGATTGGTGACGAACGTTTTAGACGTGAATTTGATTGTGAATTCTTAATCTTTGATGAAACACTTATTAATAGTGTTAAGTTGGCTGAACTAGAAGGATCAGAACCTGTTATGAATACAGGTCAAACACGCTGGTATAAGAAAATTAATCCTAAAGCAACATACTTAGTAAGTATGGATCCAAGTTTAGGTACAGGTGGTGACTATGGTGCTATTCAAATATTTGAAATGCCTAGTATGGAACAGGTAGGAGAATGGCGACATAATTTAACACCAATACAACAGCAAGTAAGAACATTAAGAGAAATATTACAGTACATTCAAAGCGAATGTGCAAATGGCGGTAATCCAAATCCTACTATATATTATAGTGTAGAAAACAATACCATTGGCGAAGCAGCACTTGTTGTTATTGCAGATATAGGCGAAGAAAACTTTAACGGCTTGTTCTTAAGTGAACCTATTAGAAAAGGACATGTTAGACGCTATAGGAAAGGATTTAACACTACACACAAAACAAAGATTACTGCATGTAGCGGATTAAAGAACTTATTAGAAAAGAATAAGATGAAAATACACAGTAAACCGCTTATATCAGAGCTAAAAACATTCGTAGCACACGGTGTTGGGTACGGTGCAAAAACAGGTGAACATGACGATTTAGTGGCCGCAACGTTATTAATTGTACGTATGGCTAACGTATTATCTGATTGGGATCCTAAGATTTACGATAAAATGACAGAAAGAATGACGGAAGATCAGTTCCCAATGCCGATCTTCGTAAGTACAGGATTTTGATAAATAGTTATATGGACGCAACTAACAACATAGCAACCGATCTGTTCTATAAAATTAGAAGCAGATTCAAAGGTTTAAAATTAGGAGATGCCGCTGGGTCAATTACTATAAACCCAGAGGAAGCCAGATTCTTTGACTTCGATTATAATGAAGGAGATAAGAACATTGGACACGTGAGTATTAGTCTTGCTGAAGCAAATTCAATGAAAGTATACTTTTCAAATGGTATTACTGAAGGCATGGATGATTCACAAAAAGACAATTGGTACGGATTTTTAAAAGAATTAAGAAAGTTTAGTAAGCGTCGACTACTAGCATTTGATACTAGAGACATTGCTAAAGACAATCTAGACCAAAGGGATTATGCATTCCTAAGTCAATATTCAAATCCTCAAGCAGATAATGACACTATAGTAAAACCAGTCGGAGAGAATAAAATGAACGAGAGCACCTTATACGGGACTAAGAAACAGAGCTTCCAAAAATTGGAAGATACAAGATTAATTATTAAGCACAGTAAAAAACTTGCTGATGATACAGAAATGAAGCCAGGTGATAGATCAAGAAATATTGCTGCTTTGTTTGTTGAAAACCAAGAAGGTGAAAGATTTAAATATCCTTTCATTCACTTAGCAGGCGCAAGAGCTATGCAAAGACACGTTGCAAATGGTGGTGCTCCATATGATGCAATTGGTGAAAGCATTATTAAAATGAGTGAAGAGATTGCACAATTAAAAAGTTTCACAGGCTATGTTGTACGTAACGACTTAATGAACTCCGACACAAATTCAGTTGTTGAACGTAGCAAAGGCCAACTTGATTCCCTTAGAGAAAGAATTGCAAAAATGTCTAAACAGGCTCACTACGAATCATATGTAGAAAGTTTCCAGGCACCAGAGGCAATGGAAGTTCCAGATGATGTAATGGAGCAATTTAAAGATCAATTTACAGTAAGAAATTTTAAAGAAGATTTAACATCAGTATTTCCTGTACTATACAGACTAATGAAAGAAGATGAAATTGTAGGCTATGACGACATAGTCGAAATGACAAAAACTGAATCAGACAAGTATCATTGTAAGGATTGTGGAGATGTAATGCACAAACCTACAACCGATTGTGATCATGACTCACACGATGAGAATGGAGGACATTGGGTTGATGATAATGGTAACGGCATACATGACATGGATGAATCTAGTGATCCGTTTGCAGCATTTGAAAATTGGGCAATGGCATTAGGTGAAGATTCACCACTTACAGCAGGCAGCGACGAAGAAATTAAAGAGGCAGTTGCAAGTCTAAATGAATTAGTAAGCCAAGACTTTCCAGTAGGCGTAGATGGCACAAATGCTATTCAAAGTTTAAAAGGTATTATCGAAGACAACAGACTGTTTAACGATATTAAAATGAAGGCAAAGGAAGATCCAAACGGCGATGCTCGTCCACTTGTTAAAGCATGGGTAGAAGAACATGCACCTGAGCAACTAGAAGCATTAGACTTTGGTGATATGGTTGATGAGCCAGCAGTAAGTGCTGATCAAGCAGAGCCACAACAAGAAGGTTTTATGCCAGACGAGTTCGAAGGCGAGTTTGAATGGGAAGGAACAGGCGATGACGGCGAAATGACACCTTGCACTGTATCGTATAAAGCAAGTATTGAAGGCGATGACGGACCAGTAAGAATTGTAGTTGATCCTAAATCAATATCACTTGATTGCCAAATGGACGGTAACAGTAAATTAGGTTTTGATGCTGACATGGATCTTGAAATGCAAGACATGGACGAGTTAATGGCAGCATGTCAAGAGGACGCACAAGAAACATACGATAACGCAGATCATAAACAACACGAAGGAACACAAAAAGAAGGTAGAGTAAGTGATGCGTTAATTGGTGCTGAAGAAATTTTAGGTGACTTTACAGACGAAGATCACAAATTAAAAATGCCAAAAGACAAAGTTAAAGATGCAATTAGAAATGGCAAGTATGACGCAGCTGATGCTATGTTTGCAATTGATATAGTTGACACAGACTTTGATGACGAAGGCAATCATATTGAAAAACAAGATGAGCCAGATTTTGGCGAAGGCAACAAGTTTTCAGGCGCAATGGATAAAGCCAAAAAAGCTGGTAAAAAGTCTTTCGAAGTTGATGGCAAGTCATATGATATTAACGAAGTAGCACAATTTATTGTAAGCATGTACGATAGACAAAGTGGTACTTTTCCAAAAGGTCCAGAAGGTGTTGCTACTATGGTAGACAAGAAGTTCGGCGAACATGCAGGACAAGTTGCTCGTAAAATGGTAGAGCGTATGGCACCGGCACAAGAGCAAGGCGCAGAAGAAATCGAAGAACTCGAAAGAATCAAAACCTTAGCTGGTGCTTACTAAAAGACTTAAATAATACTCATTAACGGAGACTAATATGTTTAACTGGATTAAAAAGCTATTCACTTCATCAGAAGCTCCCAAAGCAGAACCTTTGGTACTAAAGAACGAAGTGAAAGAAAAGGCCCCAGCGAAAGCTAAGAAACTAACTAAAGCTGAGTTATCAAAAATGACAAAAGCTAAGTTAGAAGAAATAGGTAGAGACAACGGCATTGAATTAGATAGAAGGCTGACTAAAGCAAAGCTAGTTGCTCAATTACACAAGGCACTATAACAACAAAAAGTTATAATCTAAGTAAGGAGGCTACGGTCTCCTTTCTTTTTGGCTGAATAAAACCACATTTAGTTAAAATAACAGTTGACAAGATAAATAAAGTTGCATATAATATAACATATGCTTAGGCATGAAAGTGAAAACATATAACAAGGCTATAGGAGGCACAAATGGCATCACTCGCAGAAATAAGGGCTAAACTACAAGAGTCCAACAATCGTAACACTGGAAATTCTTCCGGTGGAGACAACGCAATTTACCCACATTGGAATATGCAAGAAGGCAAAGAAGCAGTAATTCGTTTCTTACCTGACGCAGATCAATCTAATACGTTCTTTTGGGCAGAACGTGCAATGATTAAACTTCCGTTTGCTGGAGTAAAAGGCGACACTGACTCACGTCAGGTTATTGTACAAGTTCCATGTATGGAAATGTATAATGATGGAACACCATGTCCGATCTTATCAGAAGTTCGACCATGGTTTAAAGATAAATCTTTAGAAGATATGGGACGTAAGTATTGGAAAAAACGTTCGTATGTATTCCAAGGGTTTGTTACTGAAGACCCGCTAAACGAAGAAAGTTCTCCGGAAAACCCAATCCGTAGATTTATTATTGGACCACAGATCTTCCAGATCATTAAAGGTGCATTAATGGATCCTGAACTAGAAGAACTGCCAACAGATTATATGCGTGGCGTTGACTTTAGAGTTAAGAAAACTTCTAAAGGTGGCTATGCAGACTATTCTACATCATCTTGGTCACGTAAAGAACGTGCATTAGATGACGCTGAAAAGGCAGCAATCGAAACGCATGGTCTTTACAACATGTCAGATTTCCTTCCAAAGAAACCTGGTGAGGTTGAGTTAAAGGTTATGAAAGAGATGTTCGAAGCGTCAGTAGACGGTGAGGCATATGATATGGACCGTTGGGGTCAGTACTTTAAGCCAGCAGGTATGGCGTCACGTACTGGAGATCCTAACAAGGCATATACTCCAACAACACCAGCGGCTCCGGCAACACCGGCAGCAACTCCTGCAACTCCAGCACCTGAAGCGGCTCCGGCAGCACCAGCGGCTGAGCCAGTAGCAGAAGCGGCACCAGCAGGTGAAGGCGATGGTTCTAACAGAGCGCAAGACATTCTTGCAATGATTAGAAGTAGAAACGCTAGTAACTAATTGTGTATGTGGAAGTTCCGGCTAAAATCTCCGTTCGGTAACCAGCGAGATCTTCCACACCACACTTTAACACATAGGAAAGGTAATTATGGCGAAAGCATTTGATATAAGTAAATTCAGAAAGACAATCACTAAGAGCATTGACGGACTTGGTATTGGCTTTAATGATCCAACTGATTGGGTCAGCACAGGAAACTATGCACTAAACTATCTTGTAAGTGGTGACTTTAATAAAGGTGTTCCACTTGGTAAGGTAACAGTGTTTGCAGGTGAATCAGGTAGTGGTAAGAGTTACTTCTGTTCAGCAAACATTGTAAAGGCTGCACAAGAACAAGGCATCTTTGTAGTTCTTATTGACTCAGAGAACGCACTTGACGAAGCGTGGCTACAAGCACTTGACGTAGATACTTCAGAAGATAAACTACTTAAACTTAACATGTCAATGATTGATGACGTTGCTAAAACAGTATCAGAGTTCATGAAAGAATATCGTGATATGACTGAAGAAGAACGTCCTAAAGTATTATTTGTAATTGATTCGTTAGGTATGTTATTAACACCTACTGACGTTGACCAATTCCAAAAAGGTGATATGAAAGGTGACATGGGTCGTAAGCCTAAGGCATTGACTGCACTTGTTCGTAACACAGTTAACATGATTGGTAGTTACAATGTAGGTATGGTATGTACTAACCACACGTATGCATCACAGGATATGTTTGATCCAGATGATAAGATTAGCGGTGGACAAGGGTTTGTATATGCTTCTAGTATTGTTGTAGCTATTAAGAAACTTAAACTTAAAGTAGACGCAGACGGTAACAAAACTTCACAAGTACATGGTATTAGAGCAGCGTGTAAGGTAATGAAAACACGTTACAACAAACCATTTGAAAGTGTACAAGTTGAAATACCATACGAAACAGGCATGGATCCACACAGTGGGTTGATTGAATTGTTCGAAGCAAAAGGATATCTTAAAAAGTCAGGTAATAGACTTGAGTATACAAGTCCAGCAACTGGCGAAGTTATGCTAGAATATCGAAAAGCATGGACTGGAGATAAATTACAGATAATTATGGACGATATCATAAATACACCTGTAACAGAGACACCTGTCGAGGTCGACGAGGAAGTCTTCGAAGAACAACCAACTGAATAATGGAGTAGAAATCTATGCAATCTGATCTTATTGCTGACATTTGGAACGTAGTGTCAGAACATGTTCCTGAGAAGGAAAAACAAGAAGTAGCAAAAAACTTTGTTACTGCTTTAGTGGACCACGGAGTATCTGAAATTGCAATCAACGAACTCTTTGGTATTGACACATACTTGGATACTGCAATTGAGTATGTAACTGAAGACGAAGATGACGGCGACACTAATTACGATGAAGACGTCGAAGATGCAATTTGGGACGATGAGGATTAAATGAACTGGTACGATCAAGTTTCTAAAGATATTTCGAAGATACCTGCCGCTGTGCAGTACTACGAAGCAGAATTATTACAGGCTAAAAAAGAAACAAATGTTGTTGGACGTCTTGAAAAAGCATCAGCACAAATGCCTGCAATTGTAGAAACTAGATTTGGTCAGTTACAAGAGATCGAAGCAATACTCGAATATTTAAACATTGAGCTTCGCCGTTTACGTAGCACACACTTTAGAAAATATGTTGAAAATTATCAACGTCAATTAAGTTCTAGAGATGCTGAAAAATTTGTAGATGGCGAAGCTGATGTTGTAGACTTTGAAAAAATTATTAACGAGTTTGCATTATTACGTAATAAATGGCTAGGCATTATCAAAGGACTAGACATTAAACAATGGCAAGTATCTAATATCGTCAAACTAAGAACAGCTGGTTTGGACGACGCAACCATTTAATTTTCTTTACATAAACTGCGCATATAAATACTAGTATGAAAAGAATCGTACTAGTAACAGGCGGGTTTGATCCCTTACACAGTGGGCATATAGCCTATTTCAAAGCAGCCAAAGAACTTGGTAACGAGTTATGGGTTGGTGTTAACAGTGACGAATGGTTAACAAACAAAAAAGGCATGCCGTTTATGCCTGTACAAGAAAGAATTGCTATTATTAAAGAACTTGCTGTAGTAGACAATGTTATTACATTTGATGATGATAAGGAAGGATCTGCATGTGGTGCAATAGAAGTAGCACTTAAAACATCTGAAACAATGCATGACATGATAGTGTTTGCTAATGGCGGTGATAGAGGTGAAGGCAATTCACCAGAAGTAACAAAATTTGCTGACAACAAAAGAGTAGAATTTAAATTTGGTGTTGGCGGAACAGACAAAAAGAACAGTTCAAGTTGGATTTTAGGAGAATGGAAAACACCTAAAACAAAACGCAAATGGGGTTGGTATAGAGTATTAGATCATCAACCTGAAAACAATTTTAAAATTAAAGAATTAGTAATTGAGCCAGGTGCATGTCTTTCTGATCAAAGACACTTTCAAAGATCAGAACATTGGTATGTACTAAAAGGCAAAGTTAAAATGCAAACAGAGTGGAACAACATTAGTGATACTGTAGAGCTTTTACCCTTAACAAAAGGATATGATATTTCAGTAGGTACTTGGCATAAAGCAAGTAACCCCACAGATGATTTAACACACATACTAGAAGTTCAATACGGGGAAGCCTGTGTTGAAGAGGATATTGAAAGACGTGACTAATTGGATTTTTGTAAGCAAGGGTAAAAAAGACCCTTATATAAATCGCTTTGCTAGAGGATGTAATCAACCTGTTCAAGATTCAAACACGTTTGATTATGATGCTTCTGAAGATCCAATTGTATTACGAGGTATTCTAAAAAAGAAGTGGATGCATAGATGTTGGGAAGATGGCAGAGATTTTTATTATATGGATACAGGATACTTTGGTAATGAAGTAAGTCCTAGTAATCCTAATGGTTGGAAATTTTGGCATCGTATTGTAAAGAACAATCTACAACATAATAAACTAATTGACAGACCATCTCAGAGATTTGAAGGCTTCGGCAAAAAGTTTAGGCCATGGAATAAGAAAGGTAGAAAGATTCTTATTGCAGCACCAGACGAAAAGCCTATGAAGTTTTATGATCTTGATTTAGAAGAGTGGTTAGCAGAAACTGTTAATACACTAAAACAACACACTGACAGACCTATCGAAATTAGACAACGTAATAAACAAAGAGTAGATAGAATGCTACACAACACGCTAGAAGAAGCCTTAGACGACGATGTGTACGCTCTTGTTACATTTAATAGTAATGCAGCAGTTGAGAGTGTATTTCAGGGTATTCCGGTATTTACGTTAGCGCCTGTTAGTGCAGCAAACCCAGTCGGACTACAAGACTTATCATTAATAGAAAAACCGTATTATCCAAGCAGTGATAAATTATTTGCTTGGGGCTGTCATTTAGCAGCAGGTCAATTTCACGACAGTGAACTACGCACAGGAAAAGCAAGAGCGTATTTGGAGGAACAATGGACTTAAAAGTATTCGTAGGATACGATACTAGAGAAGATATTGCATATCAAGTTTGCAGACACAGTATCTTAACAAGAAATGAAAACGTATCAGTAACACCGTTAAAACAAAATGAATTAAGAGAACAAGGTTGGTATCATCGACCTGTAGATAAATTAGCGTCAACAGAATTTACATTTACACGCTTTTTAGTACCAGAGCTTACAAACTTTGATGGCTGGGCATTGTTTTGTGATAGCGACATTATCTTTTTAACAGATATAAAAGAACTATTTGATCAAGCAGATGACAAGTATGCAGTTATGTGTGTGCAACATGATTATACACCTAAGGAAGGTGTAAAAATGGACGGACAAAAACAAACTATATACCCACGTAAAAATTGGTCAAGTGTAATTTTATACAACTGTGGACATCCTAGTAACAAAAAGATTACTATGGATCTTGTAAATGACCCTGCTATTACAGGTGCATACTTACATAGATTTAGTTGGTTAGATGACAGTGAAATTGGTGAGCTAGGTAAAGAATGGAATTGGTTAGTTGACTGGTATGAAGAAACAGAAGATAGTAAACCAAAAGCAATTCATTATACAGAAGGCGGACCTTGGTTTGACAATTATCGTAGATGCACTTACCATAAACAATGGAAAAGAGAATTATTTGAGATGATGAAATTTAAGGTTAATCTTTAATGGACAAAATATCTCCTGAAGAAATATTGGTAGAAGGATCAGGCAACAAACTAACTGTTGAATCGTCTGAAACTGAAAAGCCAATGGTCATCAGAGGGGTAATCAAAAAACAACATGCTGATAACTGTGTAAAAGAGAACAGAGATTATTGGTATATTGATACTGGATACTTTGGAAACTTTCCTAGTCCAGGTAATAAAAAAGGTGGAAAGAAATGGCATCGTATTGTTAAAAACGAAAACCAACTTTCTACTTTTAGACCCAACATACCAAACGATAGATGGAACATGTTAGTTGAAGATGATCCAAGACTAGTGTGGAAAGGATGGAAAAATTACGATAAGAAAATTCTTTTAGTAATGCCTAATCCTAAAGCATGTGTTTGGTATGACATTGATTACGATAAATGGGTCAAACAAACTACAAAGACTATTAAAAAATACTGCGACTTACCTATTGAAGTAAGAGTAAAAGGTTCACGTACAGAACGTAACTTTGAATATTCAATATATGACGCATTTGAAACTGGTGTGTATGCTACTGTCGCAATGAATAGCATGGCAGCACTAGAATCAGTACTATACGGTGTACCAGCATTTGTAAGTGTTCCTTGTGCAGCATCACCGTTAGCCTCAACCGATCTGAGTCAGCTTAGTAATCCTTACAAACCTGAAGCAGATAAAATATTACAGCACTGTCATAGTTTAGCCTATGGACAATTTACATTTGATGAAGTAGAACAGGGCCGTGCATATAAACTAGTGGAGAAATACTCTTAATGAAACTATTAATGAATGACAAAGAGATTGCAAACTATTTGTTATCGCTAGTGCCTGTTCCACAAGAACTTTACAAGTTTAATATTCAAGACAGGTATACAGCAACATACATTCAAGACCATATTAGTAAAAGAGCTAAATGGAAAGATCCTAGACGTGAACTTGATAAAGAAGAAAAGAAAAAGTTCAAAGATAAATTGTTTAAGGCTGTGCGTAGAGATTTAGATGAGTGGGTAGACGTAGTTAATACCAACAAAGGTCACATACGTAATGCTTACTTTGATGCTATTCATAATAACATAGAATATTTTATTGATGCGTTTGGTATTGAAAATATATTTGAATCGTATAAAAAGGCTCGTTATAAAAACTTTGTAAAAGGTACAGGGCAATGGGTAGGCGATGGTAAAGATAATACTTACGTTCGTAGAAGAGATTTTAACAGTTTAGAAGAAGATTGTTTAATTAGAAACACTGTAGGTAACGAAGATTTACTTGTTGGAAAAATTGATAACAATTATCCTTTTTGGTTTATTGATAGTGGGTACACTAACTTTTTAGAAACAAGCAAAGTATGGCATAGAGTTGTACGTAGTCATTTGCACTACGGTAAGTCATTTGATGCGCCAGCAGATAGATTAGGTAATTTTAAGACGTTTCCTAATCCTTGGAGAAAGGACGGAGAAATTATTTACGTAATCGAACCTGGTCCTTTTGCAGCAAGTATTATGCACGTAGATCTAAAGACATGGAAGTATGATGTAGCAAAAGAGTTACGCAAGTATACAGACAAACGTATTAGATTTAGAAAGAAAGCACCTAAAAAGAAGAGAAGTAATTTACATAAAGAGCTCTTAAATGACGATTATTACTGTGTAGTGAACATCAATAGTAACGCAGCAACTGAAGCAATATGGGCTGGCGTACCTGCAATTACACTAGATAGACACATTACTAATCCAGTTACAAGAAACAAACTTTCAGATATTAATGATTTATATCGAGGTAACTTAGGTTCTTGGTTATGTATGCTTTCATACTCTCAATACACAAAAGAAGAGCTTATGAATGGTGTAGCAATTAAGAATGTAAAGAGATTACCATGACAGTAGCAGTAGCATATTACGGAGGTATTCCACCGCATAATAATAATCTAGAGAAACCTATGATCCTAGATAATTTTTTAACTGGAGTACGAAATTCTGGCGATACTGCTATTGCACAAACAGCAATGCAAGTTGTACCAAATGCTGATGTTGCACTTATACAAGGCTTTGTACACGAGCATGGAAAAACTGCACCTCATTTAGTTTTAAGAAGAAATGCAGTTGAACAACAAATTAATAACGGTAAAAAAGCATTAATTGTAGACAGTAACTTATTCTTAGCATATGATAGCGGAAATGTAAATCGTTATTTAAGATATAGTTTCAATGGTGTGTTTCCTACAACAGGATTTTACTTTGATACAGATGTTGATCCTAACAGATGGACAAAAATTAGTAGCAAACTAGGTATACAAATGAAGCCATGGAGAACAAGTGGTAATCATATTCTAGTTTGTTTGCAACGTAACGGTGGTTGGAGTATGCGTGGGTATAACAGCGTACAATGGGCAAACGATACTATTGCAACACTAAGAGAGATTACGGATAGACCAATAATTGTTAGAGGTCATCCAGGAGATAAAAAGACTAGATACTTCCCACAACACAAAGACGTATTTTTAAGCAGTAACCCCAGTATATTACAAGATTTACAAGGTGCTTGGGCAACTGTGCTATATAATAGTAGTCCGAGTGTAGTTAGTGCTATCGAAGGCGTGCCTGTGTTCTTAACAGACCCACAACCTGAACACAGTCAAAGTCACGAAGTATCTAATACAAAAATAAAAAGAATAAACGATCCTAAACTTTTTGATAGAGAAGATTGGGTGCAAAAGTTAGCAATGTGTCATTGGAACTTTGAAGAATTAGCCTCAGGTGAGGCATGGCGACACTTTAGGAGATACTTATGATACAGTTAGACAACGGCTGGTACATGCCAGACAACGAAGTTAAAATGACAAGACATATTCAAGAAGATACCGACATGTCTAACCCTAATTATGAAAGAAAAATTAGACAAAGGATCATTGATACTATACCTTTGAAGCAAACATTTGTAGATGTAGGAGCAAATGTAGGTGTTTGGTCAATGGATATGAAAAAACATTTTAAGAAAGTTGTATCTTATGAGCCTAGTACAAGAGTTCATGAATGTTTAATAAAAAATATAGGTGATGCTGCAAATGTTGAAGTTAGAGATTCAGCACTTGGTGATAAAGAAGTCGTTGTACAGTTTCATGACGGTATTAAGAACTGCGGAGACAGTAAAATTGCAATGTGGGAGTCACCTGACTTTTATACAGTGCAAGTAAAGAGATTAGATGACGAAAATCTTAAAAATATTTCATTAATTAAAATTGATGTACAAGGTTATGAACTTCCTGCAATTTTAGGCATGGAAAAGGTTATAGAAGAACAAAATCCTTGGGTATGTTTTGAAATTAATAACGATGTAGACACAGCAGTTGACTTTTTTATGAAAAGAAATTATGATCAAGTATACATGAAGTCAAAAAGGGTTATGATTATGGCTCCTAAGTCAGGATTTATGGCTCCTGCTAAAAATCACATGGGTAGATACCTAGGCGATGGACCGTATGAAAAATTTAGTGGTAAAAGTGGCAAGGTAATACCTTTACAGCAAGGAAGATGACGTGTCTAAAGCAACAAAAAGAATTTTAAAGAGTGCAGTTAAGACACCTTTTGTTGATTGCTTAGTTATAGGGCAAGGACTTGGTGTATTTGACGAATTATTTGATTTATTTGGCACTGTTTTTGTATATGACAAAGGTGCACCAAGAGTAAGACGTGCAAATGTTGTATATAAGTCAAAATTAAAGGATTGTTTTGTTCCAACTATAACAACAATCTTTATAGATAGAGATTTATTAAAAGTGTTGGACCATATGGGTTCAATTTTAAGTAATCCAAGTCCAGATGTTTTCATTGAAGACGAGAAAGTGATAGATAGAGTACAAAGTGCTAATCTTTATAGACATAAGTACAATGCAGTTGCACAGGCTGGCACTTTTCACGTTTGGACTTGCAAGAAAAACGGAGATTTTTTCCAATGACAATTAGTGTAGTAACAACATTCCACGCAAAAGGCTTACAACAGTACGGACAACGCATGATCGACAGTTTTATCGATAATTGGCCAGAAGAAGTGAAGCTACATGTATACGCAGAAGACTGTAATCCGCGAATTAAGGACCATAATAGAGTTGTATTGTACGATTTACACTCGTCAGTACCAGAACTTGTAGCATTTAAGAATACATGGAAAGATGTACCTAAAGCAAACGGAGATGTTAGCGGAGATCCTATAAGAAGTAAAAGAAGAGACTCAGGTAAAGGATTTAAATGGGACGCAATTCGCTTTGCACACAAAGTTTACAGTATTTTTCACTGTGCAAAAGTGTGTGACACACAAAGATTAATGTGGATGGATGCTGATACGTTTTGTCATAGCCCAATTACGTATCAAAGACTAAATGAACTAACACCTCCTAACTTTGATGTGTGTTTTCTTGGTAGAAAAGGCAAATTTAGTGAGTGCGGACTTTATTCTCTTACACTAGGTAACAAACAAACCAAAAGATTTATGAAAGAGTTTCAACGTGTTTACGATGAAGCAGAAAATGAAGGTATTTTTCAAATGGCAGAATGGCACGACAGTTTTGTATTTGATGTTGTTCGTCAAAGAGTTAAAATGCACGAATGGGATTGGGCAGCAGGACTTGTTACTGGTGAAGGACACCCACTAATTAACTCAATGTGGGGAGCATACCTTGATCATCTTAAAGGAGGTCGTAAGGCTCTTGGAAAAAGCAAACGTACAGACTTACTTGTACCAAGAACGGAACCATACTGGAACCAATAATGAAATTCAAACTGTGGAAGCAACATGGCGCACTTAACTCTAAACCTATTTTTGCTGCTTTTGAACGTAGCATTGTATCTTGTGGGCATAGTGTTACTGACTCCGATACTGATAGTGACGTTAATGTTATTTGGAGCGTATTGTTTAATGGAAGAATGGCGCCTAACAAAGCAGTCTGGGAGCAAAAGAAGCCAACAATAGTATTAGAAGTAGGTGGAATTAAAAGAGGAACCACCTGGAAGGTAGGAATTAATGGAATCAATAGGGACGGTTATTTTGGTCCTGGTAATAATGATAATAGTCGTAGCAGGAATCTTGGGCTATTTTTAAAACCTTGGCGTAAAGAAGGCAAATACATTTTATTATGTGGACAGCATGATAAAAGTTTGCAATGGAAAGACATGCCTCGCATGAGTCAGTGGGTAATAGACATTGTAACTGAAATTAGAAAGTATTCAGATAGAATGATTAAGTTTAGACCGCATCCAAGGTGCCGTTTAGACTCAATTGAAGCATACCTCCCCAACGTACTTAGGCAAGAGCCCGTTCAATTGATCGGTACGTATGATGATTTCGACATGTCATTCGAAGATGTTTGGGCCACTATAAGCTGGTCAAGCAATCCAGGTATTCATAGCGTCATAAATGGTGTTCCTGCATATACAGGCCCATCAAGTTTAGCATACGATGTTAGTATGCAAGACTTATCTACAATCGAAGATCCTATTTTGCCAGACAGAGAGCAATGGCTAAATGATTATGCATGGACTGAGTTTACTGTCGAAGAAATAGAACAAGGTCTACCACTAAAAAGATTAGAAAATTACCTAAAAACGCAAATTAACTCTTGATCTCTGCGGCATTCTATTATATAATAGTAGTATGAGATATCACACTTTTACAGAAGATCTATTCATAGATTTCTTGGACACGCTTGAGAGAAAATATTACTCAATGCAATACCAAGACCGTTCTGCTGCTCATAGTTTTTATGATTCTATACATCAAGGAAAACAATTGACTGAGAAACAGGCCCAATATGTACTAAAGTTACTGTTCAAGTACCGTAAAGCAGTTGCAGATGAAATTGATTATAGAGATCATATGGAGATGCCTCAGTGGAAACAACCTTTCCGTGTTGTTGATATGTCTAAGAAAGTATGGATTGAAGAAATTAATAAAAAGCATATGATTGTGCTAAAATTTCCGTTTCATTTTAAAACAGAATTTGATGAGTTTATCAAAGAAGTTCGGTATGACATGGATAATGAGAATCGATGGGACGGAGAAAGAAAAGTTAGAACACTTTCTTTGTATGGTTACAATCTTGTATTACTCAAAGAATTTTTAAAAGTTAATGATTTTGAAATTGACCATGAATTTAATGATGTTGTTGAACGTGTAGAAGAAATTTATTGGGATGTAAAGGAGTACAGCAAACTTAGTAAAATTATTGAAGGTTCAGTTGAATTAAAAAACGCTAGTGACAGTGCCAAAGTATATTTTAGAAAACATAAGACTGGTAAAATAAACTCTGACTTAGTGTTAGCAAAATCTATGGGTCATATCTTTGGTGGTAAAAATAAAAACATTAACTCATGGAATAAAAAGATTGCAAGTGAAACAGGAAATCACTTTTGGATTAAAGATTTGAGTGATTTTATCAAATTGGGTTATTCTGTTGATGGCAGAATTGCAATTATCCTTGATCGAACAGGTGATGTAAATAGTTGGTTATATACATTATGCGATACTATTGATAATTGCGGGTTTGATAGGAGTGATTTTAGAGTATGCTTCAGAGCCAATAAACATGCAGATGGTGATCATTTGAATACATGGGTTAGAGAACAAGGATTTGGAGGAAAAATTGAAGGTGCTAAGTTTTTAATTTTTAATCAAAAACCTGCAAAGTGGTTGTTCAAAGACGAAAAAGATGTTACAATACTAGCAAGTAATAATTTATTTGCAACAGGTACTAGTATGATGAGAAACTTATTTAAAAATCACCCGTGTATTGTATACATCGGCGATATCGAACCAACAATTCAGGAGCCTTTAATTGAACTGTAAACTTGTTATTAAAGATGAAGTAAACATTAAACTGGAAGGTCTTGATGTTGCAACACGTCGAAAGATTGCAAACAAGCTCAAGTATGATTTACCGTATGCAAGGCACATGCCAGCATATAAATTAGGTAGATGGGATGGAACTGTTAGTTTCTTTGGTATTGGTGGTACAGGGTATGTTGCACACTTAGATGTTATTTTACCTGTTATTGACGAGTCTGGTTATGAGATAGAAGTTATTGATCAGCGTCAAACTACAGACTTAAAATTTGACAAAATTACAGAAAACTACTGGGCTGACAAAGGTAAAGTTTGGCCTAAAGGACATCAGCTCGAAGGACAACCAATTGTTCTAAGAGATTATCAATATGATGTTGTTAATAAATTTTTAGATAACCCACAAAGTTTACAAGAAGTAGCAACAGGTGCAGGTAAAACAATTACTACTGCAACACTTAGTCATTTGTGTGAGCCATATGGACGTACAATTGTAATTGTACCTAATAAAAGTCTTGTTGTACAAACAGAAGAAGATTATATTAACTTAGGACTTGATGTAGGTGTATACTTCGGAGACAGAAAAGAACTAGGAAAAACACATACAGTATGTACATGGCAAAGTCTTAATGTTTTAGATAAAAAAGGCAAATATGACGAAGCTCTTACACTTGCAGAATTTTTAGAAGGCGTTAATGCAGTTATTATTGACGAAGTGCATCAAGCAAAAGCAGATGTACTTAAAAAACTGTTAACAATCAATTTAAAAAATGCTCCTATACGTTGGGGACTAACAGGAACTGTACCTAAACAAGCATGGGAATTTCAAGGTATACTTGCAGGCATTGGTCCTGTTATTAATCAAGTTACTGCCCACGATTTACAAGAAAAGGATGTACTTGCAAAACTAGATATACAAATTTTACAGACAAAAAACATTGAAGAATTTAGAAACTATCAAGAAGAATATACTTGGTTAGTTACAGACCCAGATAGAATATCGTGGATGTCTTCTAAGATAAAAGAATTTTCGTTAACAGGTAATACACTGGTGCTAGTAAACAGAATTGATACAGGTAAAAAAATTATGGAACAAATACCTGAAGCAGTTTTTGTTGCTGGTGAAATGAAACTTGCTGATAGAAAGGAAGAGTATGACGAAATTAAAACATCTGATGGAAAGGTTATCATTGCTACATATGGTGTGGCTGCTGTCGGGATTAATATCCCTAGGATATTTAATTTGGTGCTTATTGAACCTGGTAAAAGTTTTGTTAGGGTAATTCAAAGTATCGGTAGAGGCATACGTAAGGCAGAAGATAAAGATTTTGTACAAATATGGGATATTACGTCAACATGTAAATATGCAAAACGTCACTTAACAGAACGTAAGAAGTTTTACAGAGAAGCGAAATATCCTTTCCAAATAACTAAAATAGACACATGAATGAAGTAAAAAATTATAAGGAAGCAACGCCAGAGCAAATACAAAAATGGCACGAAACAGAAGGTAAATGGTGGGCTGACAGAAGCCTATCAATAGTGACAATAGCATCTATAATGCAGTTTGGTAGTATAGGTTTTATGCTGTTGTCTTTTTATATCATAGGCAAAATATTTTAAGGCATGACATCAAATTGTATTACACATCAAGAACTAGCACGGTTGGATAACGGAGAAGATGTATATGGCACTTACGAAGAAGTAGAGGCATATGCAGAAAAGTCGGACACATGGGTTATTAGATATTATGACCATGTTAATCCTAGCACAGTTTACAATACTTTTAAATGGGTAGGTAAAGGATTGTCAGACCCATTTAGCGTAAGTGTTCCTTTTGATTATCGAGAAAGTAGAGCAAAAGGCACATTCAATACTAGAGGGGTAAATTTAGACAAATGGTAGGTAGTATTGAAAATAAAATATTAAAGTTAAAAGAAAGCATAGAAGTATGCAAAGCAGAGAAAGTTAATTATAAGATTATCGAAAGATTACAACAACGCCTAAAGGAATTAGAAGATAAGATTTCTTGACAAATCGCATGTAATCGTATATAATCGTATATACAAATAAGGAAAAATAAATGAGTAGAATTTTGACATTAGATAACAAGGCGTTCAATTTAAATGAACTACCCGAAGAAGTGGAAGAGGACGCAAGATTTAGTGTGCTTGATAATAGTGAACCAGGCAATCCAGATTTCTTCTTCATGCCACTTATATTTTTAGAAAGTTTTAATAGTCCAGCAATCTTAATGAATATTGGAGGATATGAAATACAAATGCCGCTAGATTGGTGTATGTTAATTGGAGATAGCGATTGTGCTACAGATCCAGAAGTATTACCGTTAACTAGTATTAACGAAAGAGGATTTGAAGCATTCTGTATGAATCCAATTAAAGGTTATAGGGCTGATTTTCAACCAGTAGAAATAGTAAACATCTACCAAGACGTAAGATGGTTTTTTCCAAAGATGAAAAACGGACAACTATTATCAGTTCCATTGCATGACGGTGATAATCCGCCATGTGTTTACTTTGTTAAAGAAATTAGTAGACAGTCAGAACAAGTCGAATTGGCTAACTTACTCTGATAATTAAGTATGTATATTAAAATATCTAGGAGTATAAAATGGGTATCAAAGCAGGAAAGATTTGGGGTAACACAGAACTAGTACATGCAAATGGTGTACTAGAGTTTCACCGCATTGAGTATAATAAAGGTTTCAAATGTTCTGAACACGAACATCAATTTAAATGGAATGGCTTCTTTGTTGAGTCGGGCAAAATGTTAATTCGTGTTTGGCAGGACGGAGAACAAAAAGGACTAGTTGATGAAACTATCCTTGAAGCAGGCGACTTTACACAAGTTAAGCCTGGTAAGATCCATCAGTTCGAAGGACTCGAAGATGGTGTAGCGTTTGAGCTATATTGGGCAGAGTTCAATCATGACGACATTGTGCGTAGAACTGTTGGAACTAAAACATAATGCAGAAACTTGGTATTGTATCAACGTTTAGTGACAAAGGGTATCACGAATATGGAAAACACTTTGTAGAAAGTGTAAGAAAATTTGTTTCACCTAATATCACTGTTTACATCTATGTAGACAACATTGAAATTGAAAATCCACCACCTAACTTTGTTATTAGAAAGTTAGAGCCGTCAGTACCAGAACTTACAGAATTTAAAAAACGTAATGCACACAGAGTGCCTGGTAAGTTTATATATGACGGTGTAAGGTTTAGTCACAAGAGTTATTGTATTTGGCATTGTGCAAATAATGCTGATGTAGATACACTATACTGGATTGACAGCGATGCCGAGATTTACAATAGTATTACCGAAGAATATCTTAAAGGATTTTTACCTGAGGGATTATTCACAAGTTACTTAGGAAGACCTCATTATACAGAAACAGGTTTTCTTGCGTTTGACTTGAACCACAAACATGCTAAAGAATTTTTTGATGTGTGGAAGGAATACTATACGCACGATACAATTTATGATCTAGCAGGGCAATTAGATTGCCATGCATTTGATGCTGCAAGAGAAAGACTTGAGAAAGAAGGCAAGATACACAACTATGATATTGCACGTATACGCTTTCCTGGTCTTGGCAAAAATCATTTTAATGCAGCTCTTGAACATCACATTATACACTACAAAGGAGATCGTAAGTTGAAAAGGGACGAGCAATTAGCTCGAGCAATAAAACGTATGAAGAAAGGAAAAAGGTGATTAAATTGGCAACAAAAGGACTCAATGGACTTAAGAATAAAAAAGAAAAAGAGTTCATTCAAGACATGGTTAGTAACAGAAGTGCTAACGTAAGAGAAGAATCTCATTACGTAGTAGATATGTACGAAAATGGTGAACTAGTTGAAAGCAGACCCATTGTTGGACATAGCAAAGCATATGCTAACGACTGTGCAAGAAATTGGAATAGTGGCGTAATTAAAAGATGAAAATTTTACTAACTGGACACAAAGGTTTTATAGGTAGTCATTACTACGACTATGTTAAAGATTCACATGACGTAACTGCTTATGATCTAGTGAACGAACAAGACCTTTGTAAGACAGAAATAGTAGATCAAATGCCACAGGGTGATGTAGTAGTGCATATGGCAGCAACTAATGGAACACGTTTATTTTACGAAACTCCTACACAAGTTGCATTTAATAATACACTACCAACATTTAATTTAATTAAAAAATATCAAAACACAGACACAAAATTTGTATTCACAAGTACTTGTGAAATATTTAACGGTGCAATAGATAAAGGTATATATGGCGTGCCAACAGATGAAAATGTTCCTATACATTTTGAGGACATTATAAATCCACGTTGGAGTTACAGTATACCTAAAGCACTGGGTGAAAACTTAGTAGCAAATGCAGGACTTGAATATCTTATTATTAGATACTTCAATGTTTACGGACCAAGACAGAAAGATCATTTTATCAGTGAGTTCGTAGAGCGAGTAGCAAAAGGTGAATACTTTATTAAGGGCGATGACACACGCAGTTTCTGTTATATAGACGATGCAGTAAAACTAACACACGAACTTGTAAAAAATACAAGCAACGAAATTGTAAACGTAGGCAGAGAAGAAGAAAGTCAAATATCAGATGTAGCAAAATGCATCATGGATATTATGGGTGTAGACCCAACTAAACTAGAGATATTACCTGGACTAAAAGGCAGTGCAAAACGCCGTTGTCCTGATACAAAGAAACTTTTATCAATTACCGAACCTTTTGAGTATACACCACTCAGGGAAGGATTAAAACTAACAGTGGAGTCACTATTATGAAACTAGGAATCATTGGACTTGGTACAGTAGGTTCAGCAAACAAAGCAGGATTTGAACATATCGGTCATGAAATTATCGGACACGATATTACACTTGATACACAAATTACAGATATCTTTAATACAGAAATTACTTTTGTTTGTGTACCAACACCAAGCAAAGAAAACGGTGATTGTGACACAACTATTATTGAAAGTGTAATAGACGAACTTGCAGATATTAATTATAAAGGTATTATTGCTATTAGAAGTACAGCAGTACCTGGCTTTACACAAAGCATGATTGATAAACACAAGAACTTAACTATTGCATTTGTACCAGAATTTTTACGTGAACGCTGTGCATTAGATGACTTCTTAAACAATCATAAACTACTTGCAGTAGGTACACATGATATTTGGGTGCATAGAAAAGTTGTTGCAGCACACGGTGATTTACCACAAAATATCGAGCATCTAACACCTAACGAAGCAGAAGTACTTAAATACTATAATAACGTATATGCTGCTGTAAGAGTAACATTTGCTAACGTAATGTACGAAATCTGTGAGAAGTTAGACTGTGATTACAATACAATTAAGAACGCATATATTAAAACAGGAAAAGCAATTGATATGTACTTAGACGTTTATCCTGAGCTACGAGGTTACGGCGGTATGTGTTTACCTAAAGATACAAAAGCTCTTGCATCATTAATTAAAAAACTTGACTTACCATTTGACTTGTTAGACGTTGTTACGGAGGACAACTCCAAAGTAAAAAAGACCGTGTTTAATGGGATGAGAGAGAATTAATGCTTAGTAAAGTAAAGCATTGGGCTGATGTATGTAAAATACATTGGAAAGAGATTATATCTCTTGCTATTGCTTTACATTGGATTATGGACTTATTAATTATTATACCATTGTCATTAGCATTAGGCTTTTTCTTTGGTATTCAATTCGGAGAACATTAATGGATCATCCTATTGTCGACAAACTTGTTAGTTTAGTAGTCTGGCCTAAAGGCACCAAGCCGCATATTTTAGATATAGGTGCAAATCAAGGTCAGTTTGCAAGAGAGATGAGAGAGTGGTTCGGCAATGCATACATATATTCTATCGAAGCAAATCCTTATTGCGAAAAGAAACTAGGTAAACAAAAAGGTAGCGGTCAACTTAACGAGTATGAAATTGTTGCACTTGGAAAACAAGAAGGCGTATTAGATTTTTTTTATTCTGAAAGAAAGCCTGCAGGCAAAGGTGCTAGTTTTTATCCAGAGATAGAGCAAGGTGATTTATTATCTATGCAAGTGCCTGTAAGAAGATTAGATGATGTAATGTTAGGTAAACACTTTCATTTAATTAAAATTGATGTACAAGGTGCAGAAAAAGATGTTATCGAAGGCGGAAGAACAATAATTGATAAAGCAAAATATGTTATACTTGAACTTGCAATTAAACCTTATAACGAAGGTGCTCCAACAGGAGTAGAGATGATAGAATTAATGAATAGTTTAGGATTTGGTTTGACCAATTGTATTACTGAACATAGAAGTTCAAACAAACAAGTATTACAGATAGACGGATTGTTTGAAAAAGGAATTGAGAACGCTACACAACCAATGGAGTATTTTAGTGTATAAATTGCATTACGAAAAGCAAGTTCATTCACAGAACGGTGAAGACGGTATTATTGAAATGATGACTAATTCTATCATTAATCCAGACAAAACATTTTTAGAAATTGGTTGGGGTGATGGCGGAACAAATATGACCAACTACTTACAATATGAAAAAGATTGGAGCGGTGTAGGTGTTGATGCCAAAGAAGATCCTAAAGGTAAAGAGCGATTTACAGATAAATTTAAGCACATAGCGTCTAAAGTTTATCCACACAACGCACAAGAATTTATGAAAGAAGTCCCTTATAACTGCGACTTTTTTAGTTTAGATATAGATAGTTTCGACTATGCTATTGCACACGAATTATTTTTAAACGGCGGTTTTAGACCCAAAACAGTATGTGTAGAGTTTACAGATCAGTTTGGTCCTGACGTTGTTGCAAGTTTTCCATACGTATCTAGTATGCCTTGGAAGATACTTAGGAAAGGAAAGTTAACCACATCAGGCTGTAGTTTACAGAAGTGGAAACTATTCTTTGAACATTTTAACTACTCGTACTTTGGGTTTGACTCGAGCAGCACTAACTGTTTCTTTTATAATCCACAAGAACTTGTTCCGGCACACTTAGAGAATTTGCCTATATTGGCAAATGCAGAAATGCAATATACCGATGACAGCAAAATGGTTGAAAATATTAATCAATCAGCTGCATGGAAACCGTTAGTGAAACAGATTTACACTGACGACTTAGGACTATGAAAACACAACAACAAAGGAAAACTATATGTTACACAAAATTAGTGATATGTGCAACAAAGTTGACGTCATACACAGAAAATCTGAAGAGCTAAGAAAACTAAAGTATGACACACCAAAAGATGCACGAGACAACACACAGATTGACTTCCTCATTCAAGACATTCAAACACTGTGTCGAGAAATTGCATACGATCGCGGCGAGTACAACAAATGATATCAACTGATTATCAAGAAATGCTTTCGCTTATTCATAGCGGAACAAAGTTTGGAAAGCGTTCTAAAATACCAGAACATTTAAAAAAGTTTATATCCAAACAAGCAATTAGATCTATGATTGATTTTGGTTGTGGTAAAGGACAATTAATTGACGTGTTAAAACACAACTACCCTAGTATAGATATTATGGGGTATGATCCTGCCAATCCAAAATTTGATGTACCTTTAAAGAAAGTTGATTTAATATTTTCAACTGATGTACTAGAACATATTGAGCCCGAACATCTTGATGCAACACTAGAAGAAATAAAAGAACACAGCACATACATATACCATTTGATCAGCTGTGCGCCTGCCAAACTTATACTGCCAGATGGGCGCAATGCTCATCTAATACAACAACCTCCAGAATGGTGGAAACAGAAGCATTTGGCTATGGGCTACGAAGTAATTAAAGAAGAATATAGAGAATTTAACAAATATTCAAAACAACTTGGCAAAAATATACCAGTTAAAAATTACTTCATTATGGCTAGGTTATCATAAAAAACACTTGCATTTATTTGCTAAAGATAGTACAATATAACTATGATTAGACTTTTATTTGTAGCCATTATTCTATTACTTCCGGCTTGTAGCACAACTGTAGCAGTTTTGGATGTTACAGCAAGTACTGCCATTTATGCAGGAAAGACAGTAGTAAATACAATAGATATAGTTACGCCAGATATTGTTAACAAGGACTAGAATGTCAAAATTAAAACTAAATGAAATACTAGCATCTGTGGATATGAATGCAAAACATATCTGGGATGAGCTTACAGAAGAACAACGTAAGAGTGTTGTTTTCTTCACGCTTAATCGCTATATAAGCAACGTACAAGGGTCTAGAGAACTAAAGGAGCATTATGTACTGCTAGGCAATGAACGCTTTAATAAGAACCTTTTCCTGCTGTTAAACAAGCATAATAAATTACTATGGCAACTAGCATGTAGTTGTGGTCATGAAGAAAAGAATATTCATAGACACGAATGGTTAGGACTTAAAAGAGAAAAGAATAAGAAAGAAGAATTTTTAAAGAAGATATTTCCTGACATGAAAAGTGCAGACATTTCTGCATTAGCAGTAATGACAGATAACAAAGAAATTAAAGATCACTGTAGAGGTCTTGGTTGGGATAAGAAACAGATCGATGCAATTAAATTATAAATGTGATTACTGCGGCAAAGCATTTGCAAAGGAGAAAACTTTGTTTGTGCATGTGTGCGAGCCTAAAAGGAGGCACTTAGCAAAGAATGAAAAGCATGTGCAGTATGGCTTACTGACATTTAAAAAGTTTTACGAATTTAATCAACCAAGTGCAAAACCTAAAACGTTTGATGACTTTGTTGGTAGTCCTTATTACAATGCATTTGTTAAGTTTGGTAGTTTTATGGTTAATACAAATCCTATATACCCAGAAAGGTTTTTAGAGTTTGTAGTTAAGAGTGGCATCAAATTAGATCATTGGTGTAGAGATGAATTGTATGACACATACATAAAGGAATTATTAAAAATAGAACCAGCTGATGGTGCTATACAACGTAGTGTAAAAACTATGATGGACTGGGCAGATAACAACGAAGCGGAATGGAATCATTACTTTAGTTACTGTAATTTAAATAGAGCAACACATGATATTAAAGAAGGAAAGATTAGTCCTTGGATATTATTAAATTCAAAGGCAGCTAAGGACATGATGCAAAACATGTCAGATGAACAATTAAATATTATTGGGCCTGTTCTAGATCCTAAGTACTGGATGATTAGATTTAAGAAACTTCCAGCAGATGTAGAACTAGTAAAAGAAGTAATCAAAGAAGGTAACATATCGTGACAAAGACTAGAAAATTATTAAGCGGAAAAGAAGTACCACAACTTGAAAGAGTTGCTAACCTTAGTATAATAACAAAGTGTCCTGAGAAGTGGAAAATTGTTGATATGGAAACAGGACAAGAATACGTTGCTAGTGGAACACTTGAACTCTACAAGCAATGGAAAAGGATAAAATGATAATAGCAATCTTATTTTTACTATCATGCTACGCATTGCCGATATATATGTTAGTAAAAATGAATAACGAAGAACCAAAGTAATGCCAGATATAGATATAGATTTTGTAGACAGACAGAAAGCTCTAAAACATTTTAAGCATATTAGAGCAAGTCGTGTTGAAAACGGTAAACTAGTAAAACACAATACTGGTGTGTATATGCATGAGGTTCCTGTTAGTGCTGAATTAAATTTGTGTAGTGTTCCGCATAAAGAAGCAGAAGATAAAGGTTATTTTAAATTAGACTTTCTTAATGTAAGTATGTACAAAGATGTACGTAATGAAGAACACTTGCAACAACTAATAGATAAAGAACCTATATGGGATCTATTACAGCATGACGATTTCACAGATTTATTGTTCCATGTTAACGGTCATGGCGATATATTACGTAAGTTAAAGCCAACAAGTGTAGAGCAACTAGCAGCCGTACTTGCCATTATAAGACCTGCTAAACGCCATTTAGTAGATGAGAGTTGGAATACTATTATGCAAGAAGTGTGGGAAAAGCCAACAGATGGTGCATACTTCTTTAAGAAATCACATGCTACTGCATACGCAGTTGCAGTTAAAGTGCAAATGAATTTGCTGTCAGAAGTAAAAGAATGAAATATTTGATTATATTAATACTGTTATCAGGTTGTGCTGCAAAGGATATTAATTTCAATCCATGGACAACTGTATTAAATCAAATCATAAAGGCAGAGGGAGACAAAAAATGAAACACGTAATAGCATGGTTTGGATTAGCGTTACCTTGGTTGCTTATGTGGCAATTTGGTTTTGCATACGAAACTTGCTTTGGCGATAGTTGTTATTATATTGTAGATATAATTATGATGACTTCGTTGGTTGTTGGTGTAATCTATTTCCTTTGGGTATACAGAGAACAGTATAGAATTTTTCACAAGTATGCAAGTATGGTAAAAGATTGGTTAACGCCAAATTGGTGGGCCGCAGAAGCCGCACAAAAGATTTCAGACAAAACAGGTATGCAAGATAAAGCTGAAAACTCTAGATTTAGAAAATGGCTAGACAAGAAAGAAGCGTCACTAACAGGTTGGAAATGGTTACTGTTTCAAGTTGTTCGTGCTGTAGTTGCAATAGGATTAATAGAATTAGTTTTCAATTTAATGGGAATGACTATTTTACCTTGGAGGATGTAATGAGAGTAAGTATAGATGATATAGGTGGTGTAATTGCAAAACAGGACGATCGTTATATTGTAAAGGACAATACGACACTAAAGAACTTAATTTTAAGTAGTACGTTCTTAGAAGCAAACAAAAGCACAAGCGGACACTTGCATAAAGGACAAGAAGAAGTTTACTTTTTTATTAAAGGTAAAGGTAAAATGGAATTAGATGACGACACTATTACTGTACAAGAAGGTGATGTTGTATTAATTGAAGATGGTGTATTTCATAGAGTACACAACACAGGCGATTACGGTTTGTATTTTGTTTGTGTGTTTGACGGGAAAAGGAATCATTAATGGAAAACTTTATTCATACATTTCAGATAGGCGAAAAGGTTTGTGATGATCTAATTGCATATCATGCTGAAAAAGATGAATACAAGTCTGCAGGAGTTGCAGGTGGTATTGTAGATCATAATATTAAAGAATCTACAGATGTAATTTTTTACAATAGTAGTACTGATCCAAGAATACAACGATACTTTCAACAATTGCAAATGGGTTATGATCAATATATTGAAAAGTATAATTTACAACAGTTGTATCTTAAGACAGAGGATCATAATTTAATTCAACACTATCCAGTCGGAGGCGGATTTAAAGTTTGGCACTTCGAAAGAGATAGAGGTGACGAAGCACGTCAGTTAGTTTATATGACATATCTTAATGATGTACCAGACGGCGGTACAGTATGGAAGTATCAAAACTTTGAGTGTGAAGCAAAGAAAGGCTTGTCAGTTATTTGGCCAAGCGACTTTACACATACACACAAAGGAATTGTATCTGAAACATCTGAGAAGTGGATTGCAACCGGATGGTTCAATTATTCATAAAATAAACATTTTTTATAATCTTTTATAAATAGCACGTATAGAACACAAAATGCATAAAAAAATAATTTTTTATGCCCTAATTTTTCAGGAGATAATGGTGGTAAGATTTATCAATGAGTTGAGAGCTCGTTGTACAGGCGAAACGTGCGATCGCATCGCAGAAGTAGTACTCATGTTGGGGACATTGATCACAATGTATGTGGCAATGCTTCCGATTATTTAACTAGAAGGTTTTCTAACTAGCGTAATTGATTTACGCTTAATCCTCTTTGTAATGATAGCATTAAGACTAGTAACAGGGCCTAGTATGACCTGGACGTCCTTGCTGGTAAAGTTTCTAATAGCGTACTTAAAAGGTTGGATTTCATTTGATAAAAAGATATTAATAGGAATTTGTCTGTTGCTTTCCCACCACCATGCTTCGCCCAGTTCAATAAATTTTTCCTGATCTTTCTTGGATTTTAAATTTTCGTAGTCGTAGAATGATGTAACGTTATTATCTTGATTTATAATGATTCCGACGTACTCTTTTTCGGCGTGTTTTAGAACGCTTATAAACGGAAAGTTCTCTTGTAAATTGTCAGTTATTCTCATTTGTTCTCGTTTCGATAAATATACATATGCAAAGTCATTCAATATATTTATATCCAAATCTACTCGACGTCTATGATAATGGCGTTGCAGGTGCTTGGAAAGTGGAGAGAAAACGTATGGTATACAATAGAGGGCTGATGGCTTATCGTAGTGTCGATAATAGAATTGATCTACAGGTAAGAAACAGCGATGAAAAGAAATATAATATAACAGGATCAACAATCGTGTTTAATATTATAAACAAAGAAAATAGCGATTTAGTGCTTAGTAAAGATTGTTCAGTAGACGACTTAACACTTGGTAGAGTGTATGTTGTACTAACAGCAGCTGAACTACAAGAACTAGAGCCAGGATTTTATAACTATAGCATCACTAAAGAAGTAAGACAAACAGTTGACTCCACCGACTATAAAGTTACTTCGAGAACTCCGCTATACTTTGATCCACACTACGGTGCAATGGGTAACTTAGAAATTATGGGTGACGTGCTAGGTACTCCTTATAACACTATAGAAGTTTATAAGTTTAAGAAAGATATTGATTGGGATTCTGTAGCAACACTACCAAGCGACACACCACAGTTTAACAATCCAAGACCAAACTATAATCAAACTAATACTTCTAATCAAATATATGATGAGTATCATTACAGCAGTATTGTAGATCTTAAGCCAAATATGCAAAGTCCAAATAGTTTACACACTCTACAGTTTTATTTCAAAAACTATGAAGGGCAAGTAATTATTCAAGGCAGTTTGGCTGATGGCGGCTCGCCAAGTGCAGACAGTTGGTATGATTTACAAACATTTGACGTCACAACAACAGATGGCAATTTGTTTAAAAACCAAACTGGAAAGCATAATTGGTTTAGAGTTAAACACGAACCAACCCAAGATAATACAGGTTCTTTGGATAAAATCTTAGTAAGATAGGTTGACATTACCCACAAAGATGTTATACTAATACTATGACTCTGGTATTAGATAAATTTCGAACACTCGTGCCTTCACGTGCTAAAGCTAGTCCTTCAGGTTGGACAAGTTTTAACGCACCGTGTTGTTCTCATCGAGGTCATTCTCCAGACAAACGTAAGCGTGGCGGTTTGAAATTTGATATGGGTGTAGTGTATAACTGCTTTAACTGTAAGTACAGTGCAAGTTGGGAACCAGGTAGACCTTTATCAAATAAGTTCAAAAATTTATGTAGATGGTTAGGTGCTAACGAAGATGATATCAATCAAATGATATTTGAAGCACTTAAAACTGAATCACCAGAGTACACTCCGCGAGAAGTTTCTAGCACAGTTACGTTTACGCCTAAAACATTACCAGAGGGTGCTTTAGCAATACGTGATTGGTTAGAAGCTGATCTCAACGAGGATGAAGAAGCTAGTCTAGCAGAAGTAGTTAAGTATCTACTAGAAAGAGATTGTGATCCTGTTAGCAAACACTTTTATTGGACACCACTTGAAGGATACAAAGATAGAGTCATTATCCCATTTTGGTACAAAGGAAGTATTGTAGGATCAACTGCTAGGAAAGTTAAAGATGGCAGACCTAAATACATTTCCGATCATCATCCACACTTTGTCTATAACGTTGACGAACAAAAGGAAGATCAGAAATATATATTTGTAACAGAAGGACCGTTTGATGCACAAGCCATTGGCGGTGTAGCGTTGCTTACTAATAATATTCACGAGCAACAAGCAAGGATTATTAATAGTTTAGGTCAAGAAGTTGTCGTTATCCCAGATCAGGATAGTGCAGGTGTCGAGCTCATTAACAAGGCTGATGAGTGTGGTTGGCATGTTGCTTTTCCTAACTGGGGTAGTGATGTAAAAGATGTTGCTGATGCAGTTAAACGTTACGGTAAGTTGTTTGTACTAGTAGACGCAATGAAAACAGCAGTGCAAGGCTCTATTAAGTTGAGTGTTGCTAAAAATAACTTTGAACATAAGTTGGAGAATATGCAATGAAGCGTGTTAAACAATGGTTCATACAGAAATGGGATTGGCTTGTTGACAAGTACTATGCTTGGAAACTTAAACGTATGAATAAAAAGAACAAGAACAAAGACCCGTTTATCTACAAGTAGTATGGTAGAAAGGATAATAACAATGAAGAATGAATTTCAAATAGGGATGTTTGAACTACTCAAGAATCTACTAAAAGGAAACAGTGCTGTATTAGCGTTAATTTATACACTAGGACACATTGTAATAGCCATGACGGTAGTCAGTTTACTAACTGGCGCAAGTATTTGGGAAGCAGGATTAGTTGCTCTGGTTGAGCCAACTATTAATGGTTTCTGGTTTTATATTTTACATTCACTATGGAAAAAATATAACACATGATAAGTTGGGGTATTTCTGCTAATAGTCACGATGCGGCACTTGCTGTATTCAAGAACAAAGAACTTTTGTTTGCGAGTCACAGTGAGCGTTTTAGTGGCATTAAGAATGATCCTCATCTTGATAAAAATTTATTAAACTACGCTCTTCACTATGGAGAGCCTAATGAGGTACATTGGTATGAAAACCCAACTAAAAAATCTTTACGACAACTTTATGCAGGTCAAGGATGGAACTTTCGAGAGAATAACGTTCGACAATATCTTGACCGGTATGGAGTGGATTGTGATGTCCGTTATAATAGCCATCATCGCAGTCACGCTGCTGCTGGTTATTTTACCAGTGGCTTTAATAACGCTACTGTTTTATGTATCGATGCGATTGGAGAATTTGAGACGTTAACTGTCTGGGAAGCACAAGGCAACGATATGAAACAAGTGTGGAGTCAAAAGTATCCACACAGCATTGGACTTTGGTATAGTGCAATGACTCAACGTATTGGTCTTAAGCCTAACGAAGATGAATATATTTTAATGGGTATGGCTGCATACGGTGATAAAGGAAGATTGTATCACGCTATACTAGATGAATTTATTGATGTTAAATTTAAGAACAATAAACTAACTGTAAGACTAAAACAAAACTTGCATAGAGGTTGTAAAAATTGGAGACCTGATCTTAAAACAGAACAAGACATGTACGACATTGCAGCCGCTACGCAATTAATATATGAACAATCATTACTTGAAATATTGTTGTATTGTAAATACAAGTGCAAAAGCAAAAACTTAGTTCTAATGGGAGGCTGTGCATTAAACTGTAGTGCAAACGGACAAGCACAAAGATTGTTTGATAACGTTTGGATTATGCCTAATCCTAGCGATGCAGGTAGTGCAGTAGGTGCTGTTCTTTCAACTTATAACGAACATATAGAATTTAAATCGCCTTACTTAGGCTATAATATAGAAGGGAAGTATCCAGTTGAAAAAACACTCAACGCATTATTATCCTCCGGTATATGTGGAGTTGCTAACGGTCGTGCTGAATACGGTCCTCGTGCTCTTGGCAATCGTAGCCTTTTTGCTGACCCCAGAGGAGAGCATACTAAAGACAGAGTTAATGACATTAAAAAACGACAAAAATTTAGGCCATTTGCACCAGTCGTCCTCGAAGAACATGCCAGCGAATTGTTTGATGGACCAATGGGGCCTTATATGCAGTATACCGCCCGTTGTAAAGATACAGACAAGTATCCTGCAATAGCACATGTTGATGGTACATCAAGAGTTCAAGTAGTTAATAAGAAGCTGCACACGGGCTTGTATGAGCTTCTAAGACGGTGGAAAAGCGCCACAGGATGCCCTATGTTATTAAACACAAGTTTAAACATTAAAGGAAAACCTATGGTAAATGACAAAGTGGACGCAAAAGAGTTTGCTCTAAAGTATGGAGTGAGTGTATACTAATAACATAATTACGTATGAGAGAAGATAATAATGAGTAAGAAAAGAAACAAATTTGAAAGAAAGCTAGACGAATATAATCATACAATGGAATTGATTAGAACTATCGTTCCAATTATTGTACTAGGCTTACAAATTTATATTATAATAGAGTTAATAAAGTAATGGCAAAAAATTACGATTACGAAGTACAAAAAGTTTATCTAGAAATGATGTTAGCAGATGCTGAGACATTTGTTAGATGTCAAGGTATATTTGATAGTACTTTGTTTGATAGAAAATTGCAAGAAGCGGCTGAGTTTGTAAACATGTATACTAAAGAGTATAACGTGTTGCCTGACTATGACATGGTTAATGCAAGTTGCAAAACAGATTTAAAACATCCAGGTGAAGTTAAAGAAGGACACACAAATTGGTTAATGGATGAGTTTGAAAGTTTTACAAGACATAAAAGTTTAGAACGTGCAATTTTAAAAAGTGCTGACTTACTAGAACAAAACGAATATGGTGAAGTCGAAGGACTTGTAAAAGAAGCAGTACAAATTGGACTAGCACGTGACATGGGTACAGATTACTTTTTAGATCCTAAAGCAAGACTTATGGGACTTAAAGATAAGAACGGACAAGTTACAACTGGTTGGGATAGTTTAGATAGAAAACTGTTCGGCGGATTTAACAGAGGCGAACTGAATATATTTGCAGGTGGTTCAGGTGCAGGTAAAAGTTTGTTCTTAGCAAACTTAGGTGTTAACTTTGCATTAGAAGGTCTTAACGTTGTTTACTTAACACTAGAACTTAGTGAAGCACTTGTTAGTATGCGTGTTGATAGTATGGTAACAGGTATTAGCACAAGAAACATTTTTAAAGATCTTGATGATGTAGAAATGAAAGTTAAGATGATTGGCAAGAAAGCAGGCATGATGCAGATCAAATATATGCCTAGTGGAAAGACTGCTAATGATATTAGAGCGTATCTAAAAGAATATGAAATTAAAGCAGGCAAAAAAGTAGATGTATTATTAGTAGACTACTTAGACTTGCTTATGCCAATAGGTAAAAAGATTAGTGCAGAGAACTTGTTTGTAAAAGACAAGTATGTATCTGAAGAGCTACGTAACTTAGCAATGGAACTGCAAACTGTATTTGTTACAGCGGCACAGTTGAATAGAGGTGCAGTAGAAGAAGTAGAGTTTGATCATTCACACATCAGTGGTGGACTTAGTAAGATTCAAACAGCAGATAACGTATTTGGTATTTTTACAAGTAGAGCAATGCGTGAAAGAGGCAGATATCAAATACAATTAATGAAAACACGTTCAAGTAGTGGTGTAGGACAAAAAGTCGATTTAGGCTTTGACATTGACACGCTACGTATTGTAGACATAGATGAAGATGAACAAGAGTCTACAAACGGAGAACGTTCAGGCAATTCAAGTATTATAGATTCAATTAAAAGAAAAACAGCAACCACAGGCGAAAGCAACACACCCACTGATGATCCAACAGATGGCGCATCGGTCGGTAAGATTAGAGGCAAGGTAGAATCAACCAAGCTGAGAGAAATTTTATCGAACATGGGTAGTGATGAAGAATACTAAAGTAAAAATACACGAGTGGCGCACCTATGCTGACCAAACCGCCGATGCACAATACGACATTGATTGGCCTGATGTACAAAAAGCAATTGGCAAAGATCATTGTGCTTGGTTATTAGCACAAGACCCCGAAGACGTTCAACTCATGTTAGAAGTAAAAGGCAGTGGTCAGAAACGTCTTGTCGCAGATTTCTATAACAATAAGACACTTGTTACATATCACCTAATGTGGGCTAAATAGTAGTATGCGCATTGTAGAACTACTCAACGAAGAAGTCATGACCGTTAACAAGAAGTTAAACCCAGTCTTATGGGAAGGCGGTTCTCTTAAACCTGAAATAAGAGAAAAACTTATTGAGATTGCAAAAGTGTTCCAAGAGTTTATAGGTGTAGAACTAGATGTAGCAGACTATACACTAACAGGTTCAAACGCAAACTTTACATGGACAGAGTACAGTGATTTAGATTTACATATCATTGTTCGCGGCATGCCTAGTGATGAACAAAGAGAACTGTATAATGCAAAGAAAGCATTGTGGGCAGAAGAACATAACATACGCATTAAGAACTTACCCGTAGAGTGTTATGTGCAAGGTGCTAAAGAACCACATCATTCAACGGGTGTTTACAGTTTAAGTGGTAACAAATGGCTTGTTGAGCCTAAGAAAGTTAAGCCAAACATTAATGACGCTGCTGTAAGTGCAAAGAAAGACAGCATACAGCACGACATAGAAGCAGCATTAATATCTAAAGACTTACCTAAGATGCGTATAGCAAAACAAAAGCTGACCAAGATGCGCAAAGCAGGACTTGAAAGAGCAGGCGAATTCAGTGTAGAAAATATTGTATTCAAACAACTGCGTAACCTAGGAATGATTGATCAACTCAGTGATGAAATACGTGACCTAGAAGATGCACAGTTAAGCCTAGAACAAGCACCAGAATTAGTATAACTCTATACTAAAAAAATTAAATAGTAGTAACAGAATAAAGGACAGAGCGCAATGCTTAAGGTTATTAATACCTGTGACGAATGGGTATCACAAATCATAAAAGACGATCCAGTAAGACCACATTTAACGGCTGATTATCGAATCAACGAAGTAGCAGAAATGTTTGGTCTTTACGATGATAAAGAATATTTAGGTAGTGTTTGTTGTGTACGTTATACCGATGGTATTCCTAACAGTGTAAACGATATGACAGAGCGCAGTAGCATGTTCAGTGACACTGCTGTATTCTATACTATTTGGAGTTACAGTAAAGGAAGTGGTAGACAGTTAATCATTGACGCTTCTAACTGGATCATTGAAAATAGACCACAGATTAAAAACCTAGTTACACTAAGTCCTACAACTGAAATGGCTGAACGCTTTCATTTACGCAATGGTGCTGTTAAATGGCGTATCAATGAAGATTCAGTTAATTACGCCTATCAATTAAAAGCCTAGGGATAACTACAGTCAAAGGAATTTATGGCTGGAATAAAAAAGCGTGGGCTTGTTACTAGACATCATATCAGAACACATGACGACCGTGAAGTTGTACCTTGCAGACTTGTAGGATCTAATGGCGGTAAAGGTGTTATGGTAGCACAGTACAAAGACACAAGAGACCTTGTACTAGATGCAGAACAAAAACCCGTTATGTATAATCGCTGTTAGTTACATTAGGCTTATAGAATTACTTGTTCTTGCGTAGCTTACGCAATCGCCCCCATCGACGTGTAGTAACTCCTTCTACAATATTTTTTGTGAGTTTTCTTCTTTTACGAGCTTGTGTGCTGCGATGCAGTCTAAGAGACTTACCAACTTTTTTCATAACTAGTTCCCTCTATAATACAATTCTGGCGCGGCTAAAGAGATTCGAACTCCTGACCTTAGGTTCCGCAAACCTACGCTCTATCCAGCTGAGCTATAGCCGCCTATATTAATAATTATACCACATTTACGCAAAGAAGTCAACTGTTATTTTAAATACTAGCATGACACAAGAACAGGTCTTATTTGCCATTATATCTTGGATAGTGCTTACAACTGTAGTGTATACGGTGGTAGGTTGGAAGAACATACGCAACTGTTATGCTATGTGGTTCACTCGAGAGTATTGGACAAACTATAATATAATCGAAGCAGCAAGTTGGATAGCCAAGGCCATCATAATCATACCGGGTCTGATATTTGGCATTCAAATTTGGCAGTTCTATTTTGTAGCACTTTTTACAAGCCTAACGTTAATTTGGGCCAGTAACAAGAAGCTGCTGCCCACGCTGGTTGGATTCAACACACTATGGATATGGCTGAGCATGATGGTTATAGCACAGCAGGTAATACAATGAATATAGTATTTTGGACGGGCTTCGCAGTAATGGTATTAAACGAAGGGTTTGTGATCATGCGACACGTACACCCTTGGTTTGCATGGCAAAGAGAACGATTAATCAGAACATACGGTGCAAAATGGAAACGTTTTCATGCCACACTGGACTATGTATGGATAGGTGGTGTAACTGTAGGCGTAGCACTTGACTACACCAATTGGAAGTTCTATGCTACTGTACTAGGTGTGTTCTGGGGATTTGTTGCTGTAAGTGTGTATCTCCCTCTGCTCATCAAAAAGATAGCCGCGAAGCGGTAAGCTCAAAAAGCTGCGAAGCAGTTCGCGATTTTTAAAGAAGCTGCGAAGCAGCGTAGCGATAGCGCAGCAAAACGGTAGCGACATCACTGACCCCGTGACTGTTCACTAGAGTTTCACCTAGTGTAATCCCTGTCTGAAATTATTTTGTTTTGAATCTACGTGTGTTGTTTAACACGTTCTTGCCTGGTGTGTAAGGTACTATACGTGCTTCCCAACCACCTGGTACACGATTGTCCATACGTGCTGCTAGTTTGTCCGCTGCCTGTTGACACCAATCTCTTTGCTTTAGATTGTTAAGGTACCTGTGACCAGTAAGATCCTGCTCTTTGACAGTTTGCCCTGTAGTTAAGTTACGAGCCATTGCTAATACATGAGTATGTGTAATTGTAGCCATTTGTTATGTTCTCCTAGTCTTATAAAGTGTAACAAGCTGAATGTTCTATCATGCACAGTTTATAATATAGCTTACTCTTCGAAGCACAATGCACCTACGTGATTACATGTGATCCATATTCATTTGTTACAGTATTATTTAGCATGTAAACGATTATAGCGTACTATTTAGGTGTCTTAGAAGCGCATACAGCGTCATACAACGGTGAGTTACTCAGTAGCAGCAGTGTTTGTACCAGTTGTGTACTGTCGTGTAATATAAGCGTGTTATGCGTGTTTTGCGATGTGTGTATGCCCTTTAACAGTAGATCTATGCTGGCACTATGCGTTATAGCATCTTGGAACTGTGGTGTTTTGGATGGATCCTTGAACTGTAGCGTTACTGTGTGCATAACTGTATTTACAGAGTGAATTGCAGTGTACAGCCCAAAATGGGTCTACAGGTCAAAAAATTTGCTGCGCAAAAAATTGTGGTGAAGTACTTATCATTTCTGGGTGGTGATTTTAGACCACTAGCCTCTAAAAAACAGCTACGCTACGTATAGCTATATACCGGTCGCCTCTTGCATGACCACCGCCTCATCATCGATGACAAAAATAATATTATCAAAACGATCTCGAACCTCAACACGTTCAGGCTCATAGTCATCGCTTACACACACTGCCACCTCCTCGGCTTCTTCTTGTGTTTCGTAGAAGCCTTCGAGCTGCTCTACTGTGTCCTGTGTATAGTAGACCCTGTACACTCTAGCACCTACCTGTCTGCCAGCTCTTACGCTCAGCTTCTGGCAAGTGTCCTGCACAGTGATCATTGGAAGTGTTGTTTGGGATCTGTTCAAACAGTGTTTGGCCCTTGCTTATGTCGGGATCATAAGGTGCGTCCAATGTAGTACACGCACCTAGGGCTAGTGTTAATAGAAGTACGGGTAATACCTTACGCATTCTCTTCGCCGTTTACTAATAGGATCATGCCACCAAATAGTGTCATTGCTAGGCCTACGCCTGCTACTACTAGCATCTCACCCAGTGTGTTAGCTGTCTCCATACATGCACCATCACAGTCATTAGCACTACCGGCCATAGCCATAATGCCTAC